GTTAAAAATGGAAAAATGGGAAAGTATTGTAAATGAAACTATTAAGCATTTTTTTGATAATTATAAAGTATTTGATGATAATAACAAAGCTTTAGAAAATAAAAGCCTGTATCAATATATTAATGATATTTGTGAAGAAGGCCCGGAAACAGAAATTCTGCACTTTTTATTTACTGGCGAAAGCGAATATATCCAATTTGCTGGAAAGTACAATATATCTTTGTACGATGAATTTTCGCAAGAACTTGAAAACAAATTGATTGATGAATTTTATTCCATTAATCAAGAACAATTCTGTGACGATCTCGAAAATTTTACAGATTATTTTTTAAGTGAATACACAATTTTATTGAAAACATATATTTATGATATTCTTGATAGTTTTACGGTTGAAAAGTTAAAATGCATTATTTTTAAATAGTTTTCACCGCTTCCCGGTATCCAGTCCGGCGGCGTGTTCACGGCATGCAAGCGGTTTTTGGCATTCTGCCAGATGAACCTTGCAAAATTAATATAATAAGTCAATCAATTAACGCGCTATTTTATCCGTAAATCGTTTTTTATGCTATTAATGGGGATTTATGCAGCATTTGCATTTTGAGCCGCTTATGAGCCTTTAAAACGTTTTTAACGTCTGCATGGTTTATTGACTGGCTGCGGCTATGGGTGTATAATAGCCTTGTATAGCTATGTGCAGCTATGCTTTATTTGCGTACCATGTAAATGGGCGTATTATGTCCGCTTATGTACACGACTTGTCCAGGCTTACCGGTGATCTGGCGCAGCTGTCCGGGTTATATATCAATTATTGTTGTATGGCGCTGTATTTGCCATTTTAAGGCGTTTTATAATCGTAGTCAATAAAGTATAGGCTAAATACGTTACAAGCTATTTAAGGCTTATTTTGCAAGAGTATTATTGTATTTTTATTACTGCATTATATGCCATTTGTTGTTATGGTCTATTATCCGTGGGCTATTAGTGCTGATCTTCCAGGGCTACGGCTGGCTTCGTTGGTGCTCAATCGTTCCTGGCAGCTTCCCGGTTTCATCAGCTCGGCGCGGTATCGGTTCCCGGTGCTGTCCCTGGTTGGCTTGTGTAGGTGGAAAAGTCGCAACTGTTCAAGGTTTCAATAGTTGCAACTAACTTGTGAATGATTCTTAAATTTCAACATCATTTTGGAAGCAGAAAATCAAGGAAATCCATAAAAAAAGTGGCAACCAGAAAAATTCTCGCATTTTCTAGTTACCACTTAAATTTTAATTTTGCACAAATATTTCTATAGCGTAAAGTTTCAAATGATTCAAAATTCACAATTTATTTAATCCTTCTTTCTTCCGTGTTCCATATCTTCTGTGGGATGATTTCTTTAAGCGTTCTGTCCTCTTCACTTGGGACTTGGAAAGTTTCTTCTTTCTCTGGTAATTATCAGTCGTTGTCCCCATTCACGCCCTCCTTGTTAATCTTCTGATTCCTGGTTTCAAAGTTTATAATCTCCGTGTCTGTTTCTAATTCTTCCGGGATTCTTCCAACAATGATAACTCGCAGTGGCTTCAATCTTCGTTCCATTTCCTTGAAACCAACGCAAAATTCCAACCGTGCCGCCTTGCTCTTTACTCTTCCATTTGTGCAACAGGCAACTGTGCTTCCATCCGGCAGTCCATCAAAGCACCAGTCCCAACAGTATTCTGGTAATATGTTTACGTTCGGAATTACTGGAATATCATTCAAGACCATGTAGTGAGCCAGTGCATGATTGCGATATTTATTCCACAGGCACATTACCAGTGGCATTCCATTCTTGCCTACCGATATGCTAAAATCCGGCATAATGACTGCATGAAAACATTTTAAATGCTCCATATACTTGTCCGGCTGATTCCATAATCTTTGAAACTGTACATCGTCCACGTAGAAGTTTACATCCAGTTCCCGATGGTTCTTTATCTTTCTGCTGAAGCTCTCTGCAAAGTCTACAGTATCTTTTCCAGGATGGATAAATGTCTTTGGAATTTTCGGTATTCCGTACTTACCATCAAGGTCTGCATCCGTGATTAAAAACTCTTTCATTACGTCATAAGCTGTATGTATCATTGATTCCACTCCCATTTTTTCTCTTATAGTGCTAAAAGGTACTTATATTTGAAAAATACCATATCTTGTGTCTTAATGCAAGTTTTCCTACTAAATATCTTGTGTTGTTCTGGATGTAGAGTTAAAATCATATCGTCAGAACGGCGCAAGGGAAACCCCCATTTTTCAAGGCTTCCAGACCTTAATTGAAATGTCAGTGTTGCACATGTAACCGCCAACGGTTCCACGGTAATTTTCTCAAAAAGTTCATTGACAATCTGCCTGTTAATGTCCTGTGGAGTAACGCCTTTAAACTTTTCTAACTGTTCTTTAATAGCACTTAATTGTATTTCTACTGGCTCTGGACTTTTTGTATTTTGGATTTCTAGAATATGGCTCTCAATCTGTTTTATCTGCTTCACGTATTCTTTATTTCTTGAAATAAACTCATCATCAGATATTTTTCCATCCAGATTATATTCCAGTATTTTTTCACGTTTTTGTTTTAACAGATCAATCTGTTTTTCAAGTCGTGAGATTTCGTTTTTATTGTCTGGAATGTTTTTGATCGAGGACTGCAAAATTTCAAAATATTCTTCCAAAATGCTGTCAATATTTTCAGAAGATTTATTTATTAATTCTGCAATTATTTCTTTCAGTTCTGATTCTGCCAGTCCGAATGAATCGCATGAAGCTGCTCCGTTTTTTATCTTATAACTGCATACCCATCGAACATCTTCTTTTCCTCGAATATAATGCTGCTTCATCCAGTATGGCGCTCCGTCATTTGCGCAGAAAAGTTTTCCAGTGAAAATATTTTCGTTTTTAAAAGAGGTTCTTCTTGATTTTATGGCTTCTCCACGTTCTCTTAAATATGCGTTTGCCTTTTCCCAGGTAGTTTCATCAATGATCTGCGGTACTCTGGAACCATCATCCTTAAACATTATCCATTCTGACTGCGGAAGAAATTCTTGTTTCTTTGTGAACATATCGACAACCTTTACTTTTCCTCCGCAATAGTATCCTTTGTATTTTGGATTCCGAATAATATTTTTTATGACATCTCTACTGATCTTACCGCCTTTGAAACTTCTATATCCCATATTCCAGAGTTTTTTTTCAATTCTTGGTGTAGACATTCCAGAAGCATAGTCTCGAAAGACCATTCGAACCATGTCTGCTTCTTCTGGAATCAGTTCAAGCTTTCCTTGATTGTTTGAGTATCCATACATTCTGTGTCCGAGAACAACACCGTTTTTGATTGACTGTGCGTGTCCAAACTTTACTCTTGAAGAAAGTTTTCGGATTTCGTCCTGCGCTACCCCAGCCATAATAGTAAGTCGGAACTCACTATCATCATCAATAGTGTTAATTCCATCATTTTGGAACCAAACGCATACGCCGTAAGACAACAATTCTCTTGTGTATTGGATGCTATCAAGAGTGTTTCTCGCAAATCTTGAAATTTCTTTTGTTATAATCATGTCAATTTTTCCAAGCTTTGCATCTCTGAGCATTCTTTGGAATTCTTCTCTTTTATCTGCGTGCATTCCAGAGATACCATCATCAATGTAAGAACCGGCAAACTTCCATCTGTTGTTAGAATGTATCAGTTCTTCAAAATGTTCCTCCTGGTGCTTAATGGATGCTTGCTGTTCAACTTTTTCAGTAGAAACCCTGGCATAATAAGCAACATTTAGTTCAATGTCGTAAATAGAGCAATTTCTTAATTTTTCTCTTACATAATAAATATTCATAGTGCATTTCTCCCTTAATAAACAGGGAGTGGAATCATATAAAGTATAACACCTCATATAAATCCACTCAATACATTGTCGTTACTTTCTAATGCTGATTTCAGCTTTAATTTTATCTCTTGTTTTCTCATCTATCAGACCAAGTGAGAACATTCTTTCGTTTATGGCATACAATATAGCTTTTTCCATTAATTGTCCCTCCATATAATTATCTCATTTTAAACGCTGTTTTTCTTTATCTTTTGTATGCCCTATAATTTCTACCATTATTCTCTTTTGAACGATTCTGCGCTATTTTAAATACACAATTATCACGTTTTACAACAAATCAAAGATATTGACCTGACCATCAATCTGAGATTCTTCCAGATTGTAAAATTTGCAAGCTATATAATCTGGATTCCAATCAATTTCCAGTTCGTATTGCAAACATTGCGGATGTTTGCCCCCACGGAAGAATCTGCATTCTGAACAGGTATGCTGATAAGCTGTACCGCCAGACCGCTTATACATTTCGCTTATCTTTCTCATAGAATCACTCGCTTTACTCTTGACTTTCCTCTCGCTTTCTTCTTGAAGATACCATTTTTAACACAATCCCTTGGATCACATCCTCTGCTATGTTCTTCAATCAAGATATAATCACAGGTTGCATTTGTACTCCATGCATTTTCGCTCTTGCTGTAATAGTCGCATTTCGAGCATTGTCTCCGCTTTAAGACTATAATTTCAGTGCTTTTTAATTCTCTCCATGGTTTTCTATCTGGCAATTTTCAGCACCTCCCAATCTGGCAGTATCTATAATTTTTAAAAGGTCTGGACTTAGTTTTCTTCGTTCTTGTTCTCTTTGCACTTCTGCCCGATACGTCCTTTGAAAATTTGATTGAACTACACTCCACCATGTACCATCTACATTTTCAGATACCGCCCATTCTCTAAGTTGTGCCGGACTTGATACTGCTTTCTGAATGATTTTTGGAAGCTTATCAAACTCTGTTTCTGCGTTATATGTAGAGTTCTGAATAGCTTTGCATACCTTTTCCCAGGCTTCTGTTTCATTCAGCTCTTCCTTTTGCGGTGCAACGCTTTGTGCGCATTGCCTTAATGCGGCTATTGATGGCTCTTTCCATTCCGTCTGCATATATTTCTTTAATCCGAAACTTAAAAGCTTGTAATCCAGGTCTTTCAGTAATCCGTACCAAGTATCAAAAGCATATTGATCTGGCAGAAATGCTGGGGAAGTGTACACAGCTTTCATTGCCTTTACCAGTACCGCCCATTCTTCTCTTGTCATACCCAGTTATCCACCTCGCTTACCCTGTTTTGTATTTTCTCCATGTAACTTTGAGGCTTGTTACCGGATTTATCAAGATAGTTCCCTTCAAATACCTTCGCAAAGTTACCGGGCTTTAAGAACCAATCGAAAGTTATCATCCAACCTTCTTTGTTCTGGCCTTGTAAGAAGCTGCTATGGCGAATGTTTTCAATGGCTTCTAAGATATCGTCCATATGGTTCTGACGGATTCTGGCTTTCACTGCTTGTTCTCGTTTTGATGTCATTCTTTTTACAGGGTTAATACCAAATTCTTCCAGAGTATTCCATTCATCAATGATTCGTTGGACGTCAGTCTGACGAATAGTATCTTTAGATACTATTAAATCATTTATATCTTTTTCTTTATCTTTATCTAATTCTGTATCTAAATCTAATTCTAAATCTTTATCTAAACCTATATCTTTATCTGAGTGCGTCTTTCGTTCGTCTATTTTGCGTCTTTTATGCGTCTGCCTGTTTGAACGCTCTATTAGTTTGGTATCATCAATAGAATTTCCATTTGTCAGTGAGTAACTTCCGTTATCTTTCAATAGCAGTTTCTTTTTTTCATCAGTGTATGAAGTTTCTATATATCTGTCTCTGGACAGGGTGTTGTGCATTCTCCAATGTTTAATAACGATCACGCCATCATCAAACAAGATAACAAATCTCTTGGCAATTAGAAGCTTCAAATCATCATCATTCGCTCCTATTATTTTTTCAATCCTCTTTGGGTTTCCAATAAATCCATCATCGTCCGCTCTCATGTTTAGATGAAAATAAAGACATTGTGTTGATAACGGCATATCAAGGAAAGCATCTGTATCAACAATTTTCATTGTGAACATTCTTTTATTTGCCAATTTTGAAATTCCTTTCTCCAATTCCTGGATTTTTCAAAAGTGTTTATCTCAATTCAACTTCAATTCCATTGATTTTCAGTTCTCCATTTACCGGAACCACAAGAGATGGAACGCCGTTTATTTCTTTCAATTCAATCAGAGAAATTTTATCCGGCTGAATGCAGATTGTTGCATCTGATGTTAAAATTTTTGCAGTTTTTGAATTATGGATATTGTCAAGGGCGACAGGCTCATTGCTGAAATACATTTCCCAGTTTTCCTTGAAATCCGATAACTTCTCGTCTGGAACTCCGCAATATCCAAAAATCTGTTCCATTTCATCACATGATACAGTTATCATCTCTGGGCTGTCTTTCTTCTGTTCTCTTACTTCCTGTAAAGATTCAACCAGGCTTTCAGTGAAATTAAATGTTGTGCATCCTTCGAAATTATCCATAATAAAATCTGAAAAGACATTGATCTCATTGCCAGGTATACGTGGAATTGATGTGCCAAGAACGTTTTCGATAAAGTCTGGATGAATATTCTTTATGTTTTTGTTAAAATACAAGGTTCCATGAATATCAGTGCTTCTGTCATTAAATACCGGGAATAAGAATCCTGTTTCTGGTCTTGAGACTACCCAATCACGAATTCTGTCTTTGATGTTATTTTCAGCCACATCATAGCTAAGCCCAGCCTTTGAAAGATTCACCGGGCAAATGCTGCACAGAATGTGTTCATAAATTTCTTCTGAGGCATCGTGCATTTCGGTTCCATCAGAAGTTTTTCCGGGAATGTCATATACTGCATGAATGAGAACTATGTAGTAATTTTCTGGATAGTCATAGTTTTCAATTACTTTGTCGTAGAACTCGTCCAAAAGCTCATCATCTTTAAGTTTACTTGCTCTGATCCGCATAAGAAATTCCTGTGTTCCACCCTCTTTTTCCTGTGCTAATGGAAAATCAAAGTTCATAAGGTTCTTTCCAAGTCTGCCAGACATGGTTTTCTTGAAAATGTCAAAATACTTAAACATTTCTTCCTCTGGAAGGGAAAGGAAAGCTTCTTTAATTTTGGTTTTCTTATTTTTTTCTGCATCCACATAACAACCGCAAATGCGTGTGATTGCACAATTTGCCGGTGTAAACTGCTTCTTAATCTCTGCGATTTCTTTCTTATTCATTTTTTTCCATCCTTTCTGCTTCTCTTGCCTGTTTCTTCTCAATCCACTTATTAATTTTATCTTCGGAAATCATATACATTTGCTTTAGCATTTCGATACAGATAAGTACATCTGCAATTTCTTCTGTTAGGTTATCACGGTTGATTTTTCCACGTTTTGCCTTACTGATTGCCTGGATAAGCTCTGCACATTCTTCCATGCAGACTGTACTTTGATTATTTTTGCCGTAGTGCAAAATGCTTTCTGCGATAACACCTTTATTAATCTTTATCCCTGTGATTAATCCGGCAAGAGCCTTTGCTCCAGAATCACACGCCCATGCTTCTTTGAGATAGTTCTTCTGCCATTCATCTTTGATTTCTGAATCTCCCAAGAAACATAAATGCTGGTCTCTCATATCGGATAATATATCTTTTGCTTCTTTAACGTCCGCTTTTTTTCACCTTCCATTACATAATTTTCCACAAATAATACATTTGTACACCCATCCTCTTCTGTGGTGATGGTATTTAATCCATTGATGTCTATGCATTCTTTATCTCATCCAACTTCTTCTCGGCTTCTTCACGGGTAAGGAATACGGTTTTGCCAAGTTTGTTTACTGAAAATCCGTCCAAGTTGGGATAGATTCCACTATTTAACATCCAACTAAAATAGGTTCCGTGCATATTAACTGAAACCATCGTGATTCTCAATTCTGAAACAAAATTTCTTGTTGGAACATATACCGTATCTCCGACTTTACACGGTAATCTCACAAGCAAGCCCTGTTCTTCTAAGTCTTCATAAGTGGCGAGTTTTTTAATCATATTCTTTACTGTTTTGCAATTTCCTGCACCCTGTGAGCAATTATCGCAATATGAACTGCACATAATGCTTCGGCGTTCGTTATATGTGATTCTTGAAAAATCTCTTTTTGTTAATCTCTCCATCTACTTCACCTCTTCCAATTGACTTTCTACTGTATTTGCAAGTAATAACATTGATTCAATAACTTTATCTGTTAATGACATTCTATATTTATTGTCAGCAAAATACTTAACGTGAGCTATTGCTTCCTTAATCTTTTCTTCGCACACAACAATTTCGGATGCTTCATACAAGGGCTTATCATCACTGTAATAAGTTACATTTTTGTCATCGTAAAATTTTAACATATTCGGAATCGGAATATTCAGTGCATTTAAATGATTTTCTCCTATCCACTTAAATCCCTGTAATTTTGCCATTTTCAGAACTTTCAAATACTCTTCCTGCGTTTTTACGAATACGCTTTTTCCAGTTAAATCAATCATCATAATTTCCTCCTGTAATCTCATCAATACACTGATTCCAGCCCTCTGCAAAGCCAGAATCAGACGTATTAGCCGGATAATCTCCATTGTCTTTTTCTGGCAAATCCATAAGCGGACACCAATCAGGTCTTGATTTGCTTTCGCAATCATAATGTTCTTCTGTCATCAGAATTGCATCATAATATAAACAGTCAGCTAATTCACAGCATCCCTCATATTCAAGATTTCCACAATATTCAGTTCCGAACGGGCAGCCATAACAATTTTCTGGCGTGTCAATCACTAATACTGATTTGCTCATTCAACTCCACCGCCTTTCACGATTTCGATTGCCCTGCTCAGTCCAGCATTGTATCCTTGATGCACATCAGATAAAATACATTCTGATTCAATGAATTTATCTCTTTCCAATTCGCTAATAGCCTTATCCACATCAAAAACTGTCGGTTGCTCATTGACACAATCAATAAACTCTTTCTGGTCGGAACTAATACTTGTTCCAATTTCCCAAATTTTGATGTATTTAATTAATTCGTCAGCATCAATCAGTCTACTCATTCAGTTTCACCGCCTTTTATAATTTCATCAATTATTGTATCTTCTTCTATGCAATATTTTTCAAATAAATAATTCTCTAATTGTTCCACAACCTTATCCACATCAAAAGCTGTCGGCTGCTCGTCAACAATATGTATATATCTGTCTATAATCTTCTGTATTGGTTCTCCTAAGATATTTTGAAGCAGTATATCTTTTTTTAATTTATCTGTGTCGATTAACCGCATTCCTCAGCCCTCCTTGTATGGCTCTGGAAGTGGTCGCCATGCCGTAATCTCAATCCAATCATAATTGCTATCAAGATAATATCCGTCACAATCAATAAAGCTTGTATCTTGCCATGTTGTTTCTCCGTTAGTAACCAATATTTCTTGTCCGTCATCTGGCATTTTGCAGTCAAGCATATACTGTATATCAGTTGATATGGATTCTTCCGCACGTTCTTTTTCTGATATCTGATGATATTTTACCGGAATCCACCCATTTTCTTTCTCGTCCTGTTCCAGATCGTCCAGAAGACTATTTACGATATCCAGCGCACTCCCTGGAAGCCCATGCTTATACTGCGATTTCTTTTCTATCTCAGCTTTGTATTGCTCTAATCTGTTTCGTACTCTGCTCATACTTCCACCTCACTATCCTCTGGCATCTGGAACGTCATTCCTTTTTTGAGCATTTCTCCAAGTTCTCCCGCATGTGCTTTGTTTTCTTCCGTTTTTGGCTTCATACTTAATATCCTACATACTTCTGGAATTACATATTTTGTGTATTCCGAATCTCCATAGGCTTCCTGAATCATATCCAGTACTTTCATGGCTTTTTCTTTTGTGGAATATCTTCCTAAAATAAAATATCCTCCACTTCTCTGTGCATCCTGCAAACTCCAACATATAATATTCAATGAATCTGGGAGCTTTAGATTTATTACAATGTTTTCAAACTTTACCAGTGCTGTTTTATCCTGGCTTCTGATTAACATTTTGTGTCCTCCTTATTCAATGAAATTTGTTCCGCACTGGCAATGATAACTAATGTGTCCGTTATATTTGCTCACGTTTGCAGTTACCTTTCTACCGCATGAAAAGCAAGTTACCTCTTTTGTCAGCGGCTTTTCGTATTCTTCTACTTCTTTATCTTGAATAAACCTCTGACCGCACCAGTGACACTGTTTAGTGCTGTACGGCATCTCTCCGCAAATAGGACATTCTGGAATTATTCCGTAACCATCATTTATGATTGGAAGCTTGATCGGCTCTCGCTTTGAATAAATATTCCAAAGTTCTTTTCTACGGTTCTCTTCGTCCTGTGCCATTAACGCTTTGTACTTCTCTTCCTCTTCTTTATCCCAGTAAATGACACAGGCTTTATCTTCTGGTGAAATGTCTTTGGTGTACGGCTGTGTCGTGCAATGATAACCTGTTTCACCCTTTCTTTTTCTTGACTGGCATCTTACGCAGCCACCGCATTTTTTTCCAACAATTCTTCTGGATAAATGCTTGTGCTGGAACGTCTTTCTCTTACTGGCATTCCGTCACTGAATTTAATTTCACTCATTATTTACCCTCCTTTTTCAACATCGGAAACAACCATCCTGTCTTTTCGTTTGATGCAATCCAATCAAAATTTAGCTCTGATAATTGATACTCTTTATTGCATCTTTCACAGGTGAATCCGTTCGCTTTACTGTATTGCCCTATAATTCCACCACATCCACATCTACAGTGTTTATAATCCATTTCTATCCTCACTTACGCTCCAAATCTTCTAACCAATTCTTTATTCAAATCCGGAATCCGTACATCTGTTTCAGATTCCAACTCTTCAATCATGCTCATAAAACTTCTTTCTCCACGATTTGCTTGTCCTACAAACTCATTTGCACAATTAATTACATCCAAAAGTCTTTTAGTGGAAAAGCCATGCAATTTCCGTAATGCCAGCATGGTTGTTACCGTGTTAATTGTATTCGCCCAGTCGTCACCAGTGCTGAATCCATCGTTGTAGGCTTGATCTTGCATAAATTCCAGCTCTTTACGTGAATTCTGCATGGCTCTGGCGAATGCCTGTGACATCTGATTGTCACATTCCAACACCCTATTTTTCTTTGGCGCTTTCATCTTTAATTTGCTTCCCATATTTTTTCCTTTCGTATCTGTATTCCGTCAAACGGTATGTTCTCGATATTCCCGGATGTTCTGTGGCAATCAGAGAATCCATCTCCAATTGCCGCATATGTCTCTGGACGGTACACTTTGTAAGGTCTGTTCCATCCATAATTTCTTCATAAGAAGGCATATATCCGTGTTTCTCAAAATACTTGACAAGAAATCTGTAAATATCATTTCTAGCAGATTGCCCCTCATTATATTTTCTCTGACGGTAATTCATAGGCAAAACGGATTTTCTTCCGCAGTATTGCTTTTTTCTACACGCATTTTATTTAATCTTTCCGCAGCTTTCTTCTTTGTTTCATCGGAATATTTTCTCGGTGGATTGATTTAATGTAGGAATACGGCAAGTGAGCGAAAATAGATCCATCATTATTTCTGGCAAGAATTTTTACATCGTCTGGAAATTCCTTTTCTAATTCCTCACATCTGTTCTTCCAGGTACTCCCATTCTTAGCAGTAAGTCCTACATAATCTCTTCCGGGAATCCACTCAATTACACATTCGTTTGTGTTTTCTGACACAAAACTCACCTCTATTCATTTTTTTATTTTTTATCTTTGGAATTTAGCCAGTAGAACTACTGGTGTGTTAGAATCAGTGATAGTTTTCTTCATTGAGTAAGTCGTTGAATTTTTCCAACGCCTTAATAGATACTTTGTTATTTGCTTTTTCTGGTCTGATTGATACGTTTAAGTGAGTATCAATGATGTGTTTTAATTCTCGCGCAAGGGTTATTTTGCCTTGCTGGATTCCATCTCTATATCCTTTTGCCGGACGAAATTCATTTATTTTTTCTTTCCCTTCTCCTTGGCTACCAGAAGTTTTATTGTATCGGCATTGATATCCTTTTTTAGTGTACTCTAATATCCAGTATTGTTCCATTTTATCAAGATGTTCGACAGGATAATGGATAAAATTTATTTTCCACCCAAAAGGATTTTCTTCACTGTAAAATCCTCTTTTCTTTATTGATAAATCAATGTGCTGATACCCAGTAAGATGTGAACACATCCTCTGAATTATATGTACTGCCTGCCCTATATAAAAGTATGGGATTTCGTTTTCATCAGTTCTGGTTAAAAAATATATTCCGCTCCCATCGTCAAGCTTTGGATTGATTTTCAGAAGTCTTTTTCGATTCGTTGCTTCAATAGCTTTTGCCTGTCTAAGCTTTTTATAATCCAACCGGCATCACTCCCATTCACTCTCATACTCATCTTCGTCATCATCTTCACAGTAACCATGTTCCATAATTTCTTTGAAAGTAGATATTGCTTTTTTGAACCTGTCACGAAAAACCTGTTCTTTCTGTTCAAGATCATCAATAACCTTTTTTCTTTCTGCGATTTCTTCTAAAAGAGATTTATTCTCTTCTTCAAGATTATATCTGGCAATGCGTTTCATGGTTGTTGGATCAAGTTTTACAATTTCCTTTCCAGTAACGTAAAGAGTTGTTGGATTCATTATTGCCGGCACATACGTTCTTGTCTCGCCATAAACCGATGTAGTTTCTATTTGTTCTGGTGGTTCAGTAATATCCTCAATGGATTCAACATCAAAGCACATCATTTTCTGATTGCTAAAATAAATAATCTGTCCTGTTTGTACCATTTAATCACTCCTATCCAAACGCTACCTGTCCGTTGTTTTGCATATAAATCATCGGTGCAACTTTGCGTTCTCCAACTTTCAAGTACGGACAATTTGCTTTCACAAGTGCTTCTGCCATAACCGGAACCACACTATTTCCGATTCTTGCTACTTGTTTCGCAATCGGATAATCTCTCCACTTGTAATCCCGATCAATAATGTAATCTTTTGGGAATCCCTGCATCACTTTCAGTTCTTCTGGCTTTAGCATTCTGAGAAAAATATCTGAAATAATGTATTTCTCTCCGTGAATGTCAACCAAAACATTCACTAGACCGAATCTATCTTTTGTGGTGATAGTCCCGAGTGGTTCATTAAGCACCTGTCCGCATCCTGTCCCATAATATTTAACCAGGAAAGCGGATATCACACCGAAGTGTCCGGGTGAAGTAGTAATCGTATGCAGTGGCTCGTCACATCCTTGACCGATTCCAGTCTTGTAATATTTCGTGATAAAAGCTGTCACAAGTCCATATCTGTTTGACGTATCAATGGTCTTAATCGGCTCTGTCAGTAATTGTCCTCTGGAATCACCTTCTCTAGTTTCTCCATGATACTGAATGATAAACGCCAGTGCATCTTTATTCTTTACAATGTATGGTTCTGTATTATCAACGATATATTTCTTAATTCCATTTGCAATGCGTTTCTGTGTTGCTTCTGCCAGTGGCTTTGAACGGTCAAATATACTTTTGCCTAAATCTGACCAGTCAATGTAATCTCCGCACTGTTCATATGGTTTCAGACCGTCTGTTCCAAAACGATTATGTGTAGGCTTTGGCCATATTATCTGCTTTCCATCCCTACGAAATACCGCATACCAACGTTTTCTTGTAGTCGGCGCTCCATAATCCGCAGCTACGAGTTCTCGGCTATCAAATTCATATCCAATACTTTCCATTGCTGAAATAAATTTTCGGTAATCTTCCCCGGCTTTTTCTTTTATTGGATGTCCTTTATCATCAAGTGGCCCCCATTGTTGTATTTCTTCCACGTTTTCCATAATGATTACATCTGGGAGAATTGCTTTTGCGTGCTTATATACCGCCCATGGAAGAATGCGAAGCCCCTGTTTTCTCGGCTGACCGCCTTTTGCTTTTGAATGGCTTGTGCAGTCTGGTGAAGCCCACATCAACGCTACGTGCTGGTTTCCAACATATTTCTGCAAGTCTACTTTGAAAATATCTTCTGTCAGATGCAGTGTTCCGGGATGATTAGTCTTATGCATTAGAATTGCATCTGGATCATGGTTAATTGCTATGTCTACAGGCCTACCAAGAGCCATTTCAATGCCTACGGATGCGCCGCCGCCCCCGGCAAAGCAATCTATAATTAAGTCTTTCATTTCATCTCCTTAACTAAACGGAAATTCATCTTCCATACCGCCTAAATCCGGCACATCCATGAAACTAGGTTCTGGCGGTGGTACTGGTCGTGTGTCTGTTTCCTGTGTTTGCGGTGACTGGCTCTTTCTTTCTGCAAATTCATGTTCTGCAACAAGACAATCATTTGAGTAAACTTTTTCGCCATTTTTGTTCGTATAGTTTCCAGTCTGCCATTCTCCACGCACATTTACTTTCGTGCCTTTTTTAAGATATTTCTCTACGAATTCTGCATTTTTTCCAAGACATACGCAAGTGATAAAGTCAGATTTTCTTTCCATGTTCTTTTTTACTCTTCTCTCTACAGCCAAAATATATCTTGCAATTTTGGTGTCATTCGTTCCCATTCTGATATCTGGGTCAGCAGTTAATCTTCCAGAAAGAATAACAATATTCACAATTTATCACCTCTCAATCTGAATGTCGCATCTGATAAGTGCGTGTTTTATTTTCTTTGTATTCCCTGTTACGATTTCTTCTTTCCCGATAACAAAGGAAATATCATCTTCCGTTACGTCAATTCCTTTTGTCTTGATGTGCTCAACAAGGATTTCTTTGATTTCCTCTGCACAAATTCCGATTGTAATTTCCAATGGTGTTACCTCCCTGGTTTGTAGGCTGGTGGCATTGGCTGCCATGCAATGACTGGGTAATACGCAAAACCATATGCTTCTACGCTTCCCCATTTACCGTCCCCTAAATATGTAAGACTTGTTGGGGAAATAGCTCCCTTAATTGTAACTGCATATTCTTTCCAGTCTCCCGGGTTTTCTTCCTTGTTTGGTTCTGGCGGCAAAATTAAATCTGTTGGAAACCACATATCCGCAGGACTGTATGAGCAGATCAGTTCTTCAACTTTCTTGATTGCATCATTCCAACCTTTATCATACTTGCATTCCTGTTCAGAAGGTTCTGACTTTTTCAGTTTGTCAAGTGTTTTTAAGAAGATTTTCATGTGTTATTTTTCCTCCATAGCTATCACATCACATCCAATAAATACCAATTCCTCATGTTCACTCATTCCATAGCAGACAGATTTTCTTCCTACTTTAAAAAATACATTATTTGTATTAACCGTAACTCCTTCAGTTTTTTCCATATAATCAGAAACAATAGCTTTCAAAATATCTTCATTTAAGAAAGTCTTTCTTTCGACTATTGGATGTTCTTTTGGCATATATTCAAGCCATGTCTCTACACCTTTGTATTCTTTTCCTTCTGTGTCAGTCCATTCGCCATTTCCAGTATATGCAAGCATGATGATTTTTTCGGAGTTTTCCAACTTTACATAATACAAACATGCGGTATCATCAGTTGGAGCTTCTGGAAGCACATCTTTTACTGAACGCCATGCACTAGGTGAAGGAATTTTTTTTCCTGTTTTGCGGTCTACATGCTCCTGTCCTTTAATTACATAATTTTTGAATTTTCTTTGCATTAATTTTCTCCTTTCAAAACGGACATAAGTCCAAATTAACTTCAAGTCCAGGTCTGGCAATCTGCACCAGCGCATCATCCCAAACCACCGCTTCTTTTATCTCCTTCAAAATCTGTTCCGGGTCAGCTGCTTCATTACTCAAATGCACCAACGTTACCGTCCGTAGTGCCGCCGTATGATTCGTATTTACTAAGTTTTTGCAAGTATCTAAGGAACAATGCCCTTTAAGCCTGTGCGTGTAATTTTCAGCTGTTTTGTCAACCAATTCTCCACAATAGTTGCATTCAATAACTAAGTGGTTCAGTCGCATTGCCTTGAAATTGTATCGGCAAAACTCAAAGTCTGTCATATACAACAGCTTTCCCATCTCTTTATGTTCCACGATATACCCATAATTGAAACACGGAATAAGTTGCCCTGTATCCTTGTCCCTTGTAGTATGTGGCAAATAGAACGGTATTACTGTAAACGAGCCAACCCGAAATGGTCTTTTCTCTGGAACACCTTTCATCAGCTCACCAGTGATGATTTGCAGATGTTCCACGGTTTCATCATTGGTGTAAATCTGAATGCCGGCGTTCATCAGTTCCCGAAATGATTTGATGTGATCTCCATGCTCATGACTAAGCAATACGCCAGAAACATCACTTGTTCTGTAATCAATAGCTCTTAAAATGTCTTTGTATCTGCATCCACAGTCCAGAACAAGCATTTCTCCGCTGTTGGATTTCAAAACATAGCAGTTCCCATGGGCGCTTCCTGTGTTTACTACTCGCATGAACAATTTTCATCACCTCGCTTTCTGTTTATTTGTAGCTATTTAAAATTGAAGAAGCAGTTTCTCCAATCATATTTTTATCGTCCTGCTGATATGGAGGAGCTCCGCTCCATAATTCTTTCATATCTTTTAAATCTGTAGCCACCATTGCGTCCCTTATTAATTGAAGCTCTTTAAGCGATAATTCCACAGTTACAATAGAATCCCAATTAATTCTCTTTCTTCCTATCTCTTTCATACTTCATCATCCTCCGGGAACTGAAATACAATGTTTGCCGGTTCGAATTTCATTTCATCTCCACTTGTAAAAGTTCTTATGATTCCAAACCCTTTGGTTGACACCATTTCTAAGAACTTTTTTTCATCATTTTCCGTAATGTGCATGTTTTGTGAAAAGAATGTTCCTGTATATGTGTTATGTAACATTTTCATAGCATTCTCAGCTTTTTCATCTGTCAAATAACGAGCCATGACTGTTCCTTTTTCACCTACCATTGGCACATATGCTCTTATGATATTTCCAGTTCTGCTTAATGATGTGATTTCATAAGGAACATCAAACTCTCCGTTCTGTGAAACTAATCTCATTCCTACTCACCTCCGAAAAAAGTTTCTCTCATATCAACAGGCTTATATTTTTTATGCATTAAAGCTTTGTTCTTTCTGGCTCCCTGTGGGTCATTGCAGACAAATGATTTGCATATCTCCGGTCTAACAGGGTAGATTGAACATTTCTCTTTTGCCTTATCGTCCATCAGAAACGGACAGGTTAAATCCATTAATGAAGCAGTGAAATTATGTCTGCATTCCTTGATATGGTGTTTGCGAATATACCACTTGATCTGTTTGATTTCCTTGGATGATATCGGTAGAAAATTTGAACAACACGAACCGCATTCTGAACATTTCCCATCTACCGTGAAATCATAAAGTCCGCTGTTCATATTGCTTACAACTTCTTTAATTGTTTCAATTACACTGCTGCTCATGTCATTTTTCCTCATTCACGACAATACCGCCGTGGATAATAACTCTCTTTCCGTCCGAATCGTCAAAATAAACTTCATTCTCGGATTCGGAAACATCAAACTTTCCAGACCAGGACTTGATTTTACCGCCGCTGTAATCATAAACAGTTACGGTTCGGTTCAGTCCACCGTCAATATTACTAGATAGTGATTTTAATGATCTGCTACAGGAAGAACAACCACTAAACATTGTGATTGCTGTAACCCCTGTGACTAATACTGCTGTCTTAATACATTTATGCTTCATTTTGGCTCTCCTTTTACATTGTAAGTCGGATTATAATGAGTACCACATATGTAATAACATTTAAAAGAATAATTAAATTGGTTCGATTGTATTCATTTTTTCGAATAAAAGTTACTATCCATCCCAAAAGTGCTATTGAAAGCAAAATAATAAGCACAATTGTGGAAGTTTCCATCCTACATTTCCTCCTGGCTCATAAATGACGGAATTTCTGTTTCCACTGGCTCTGCTGCCGGAACTGGTTCTTTCTCTGCTGTTTTTACAGTTTCGGCTACGGTTGGCTGCTTTGGCTTTTCTTCGATTGCTTCTGGCTGTGGAATGAATTCTTCTACATTGGCATTCTGTTCGATTTCTTCCTGTACTTCCCTGTACGTAGAATCCATCATGTTGTATTCGTAAGCCTGTACTGGATTGTCCCATCTCTTAGGAATAGACTTCATAATGTTGTTTCGCATCTTACGAATAATCATTGATTCTCTGGATTGTGTTTCATAATAAGATGGTGAAATATACGGTCTTAATTCCTCACAGTCAATGATTGCTTCCAGTTCTCCAATGTCAGCGACATTTTTCATGATTTCTTTTTTCTTTGCTTCAATTTGAGCTTTCTGCGCATCTGTAGCTTTATATCTGTCCGCACAAATTCCAAACGTTTCATTCTGTAGATTATTCTTGATGTGCGCTGCAAGATTCTTTAAAACATCTGCTCTCTCACAGGAATGATACTCAATGTGTCCATCTTTATATTGAATTGGATATACTACACGAACAACTTTTCCAATTCCAGATTCTTCCCATTCTGGCGGTGTGATTTCTACACCTTTATGTCTTGGTGGAATATACTTATCACCTTCTCTGACTTTCCAGTATGGGAATACTTTTTCTACATTTACACCATATCTGCTAACAAGGCTGTCATTTCCATCACCCTCAATAGCAAATTCAATCTTCTTCTCCCATTGAGCTGGTTTCCCTTTTCCTGCTACGTTTACGTTTCTGATCTGGAAATAACACTCTCTCGGCTGTGCATTTGCATTCAGTTTCAATGCTGCTACTTTGCTCAGAATGAATTTAAGGTTGGAGCCATTTATTGCCTCAAAACTTACTCCGCTCTCATGCACCATCTGGAAAATAGATCCCATTGCCGCTACTACGCAATCTTTTGAGTAGGAATCAAATTCCATTCCTCTTGAAGTCAAATCTCTTTCCATTAAATCAACATACCGATTTGTATAGTAGGAAAGCTGTGTGTTAAATGTTGCTACTTGTGTGTTTTCTGCCATTTTAATTCTCCTTTTCTTTATTTATATGCTCAGTGGCATATGAAACAGGATGAAATAATTTGTCCTATGTTGAATTGTAATTTCCTGTTCTTTCATTAACTGTTTTATTTTTCCCTGTTGTGCTTTCCGGGCATTCACCCGGATTCATATGCCACCGATTTTTTATTTACTCTACGTGGAATCTTCCATAACCGCTTGTTCTGCCAGACCCGATGCCACATCCAAATCCTGCAAGCTGAATAATATTAACGATCTGCTCAATGGAATAAATATTATCTACATATGCAAGTTCGATTTCTGCTGACCATCCGGTAAATCTGTTTAAATGTACAAGAACAGGTTTTCCTTTCTTTGGTGACATTAGTTTTTCGTCAATGTAATGCTCAGCAAACTTAATCGGTATTAAACCTCCTTTGGCGATAATATTTACTCCAGCTTTGAACTTTGTACTATATGTATCAACCCCATTTCTTACAACAGCATCGCAAAAACATTTCAATAACCCGAATGCTGTAATGCAAGGTGCATTGTTGGTGAGTGCATCAATAAGGCCTTTTTCTGAGAAATCTGTAGGTTTTCCATTGTACCAGTGAATTGATGTAATGATTTCTTCCCATACATTTGCTTTTTCAAGGTTCTTTGCCTTGTCTTTTCTCTGATCAATCAGTTCTCTTGCGGTCACGTCATTCATCTTATTGAGAACTAAGTCTCCGTCTCCGATGATTGTGACTGTTGCGTGCTTAACGTTGATTGCCTGTAACTGAATTCTTTCTTCTTTTTTAGTTTCCATAATTCTTTTCCTCCGATTTTTTAATAGTTTTTATAGTTTCTGTTTGCGCAAACATTCAAGCAGATTAATCCACAATAGTTTAATATAAATATAATGTTGTGTTATGTATTTTCGTATGCTGTACTGTGCTATCCTGTAGTGTATTGCGAAAGTAATCCGCTTAAATCTTTGCGTAAATTTCAGATATGCTTAACTGACAATAGAAAATGTCTTATAGTGTCCTGTATTTTTCTGTAATATGCTGTCCTATATTTTGCTTGCATTGTAGTTCGCTTTCCTATTCTTGGCAGATTCTACTGCCAGTTAAATACATCTGTGTTGAATGCTCGGTAGGTAACATGAAGTGTCCTATAGTGTCCTATGCTGTCATATAGTGAGTTATTCTTTACTTTCCTGTGACATTTTTCATGCCACCTACCCAAAATTCAATTTTCGGAGTGCTGTTTTACAGGCGATATAAAGGTCGTATAATATATATTGTGTTGTCCTATTTTGAGGTGTATTTCGTTATTTTGTTATATTCTTCATTGACGGTTATACCACCTGTAAAACAGCACTCCGTTAAAATGTTGCGTTGTACTTTACTGTTCTGTCTTATCCTGTAGTTTAATATGTTATTTTTTAGTATAGTAAGTGTTCGCAACACTTGTCACTCTGCATAAGTGAAATATTTTGTCCTGTTCTGTCCTGTCTTGTCTTGTCCTGTCATGTATTGTAGTAAACTTTCTGCTTATGCAGACTGATAAATGCTGTGGTTTCCTACGCTCATAAACCTGTAAAATAGGTAATTATAGTGCTTTATTGTCCTGTCCTATACTGTTGTTCTGTGTATTATCTTGTGCTATTCTATAGTTTCTGCCTGTTTTACAGGCATATCAACGTAGGAATTTCGCCGCTACTGCACTCATGTCCCTACAAGAATAAAGTGTAATATGTGTTGTGCTGTTCTGTTTTGTATTGTATTGTGTTGTTCTGTCGTATTATCCTACTCCTGTAGGCATATCAGCACAGTAACGGCTTCGATATTTAATTACTGATTACATTTCTTTATGGTAATCGGCATTGTTGGGTGATTAATTTCCCCATCCTCAAAAACTTTTACGATTTTAACTTTATTGGGATCTCCTGCATTTAAGTAAACCATGTCCCCTACTTTTGGTTCAAAATCCGCTTTGAACACATATCCTCTTTTTCCTCCGGCATTTTCAATTTCTACATATTTAATCATTCTATTTTCCTCCTAATATTTAATTAATCAGTTCCCAAACTTCTTCGTATTCGGAAATATTCTGGTATTTCTGCTTCACTGTCAGAAGTTCATTCCGGCAACGCTCTAAAAGTGCTTCGTATTCATCTGGCTGCTTCAAAATAAGCTGTGTTGGCTTATATCCGCTTTTGCCATCTGTCTTGTAAAAGACTCGAATTGCTGTCGGCTTTGACTTGTTATCAATATCCTGTTCCACGATTTTTAACTGACAAACAATCAGTCTGGCTTCGTGGATTCTGTATTTTTCAGCTGCTATGGAATCATCCCATGTGAAACATTTATGTAATTCTGTACTTTCGTCCCTTGCTTTCTCAAGAATCTGTTGTGGTGTAGCTGATTCCATCTGATCGCAAATTTCCATGATTTCAGATGCGCATTTTGTGGCATCTGCCTTGAAAAAATGTTTTCCCCATGTTGCTGTTAGCATTTTCCCCTCCTGTTTCTGCGTAGGTGCCTGTGTATAGCAATGAGAATTGTTCTATACTGTGTTATTCGTTGATTTTTTGTATTTAGATGTTCTTTGATTTTTTGTTCTTTACAATCATATATTTTGGTATAATGGCAACTTTCATTGCCATGCAACGACACCTATGCTTTTTGACTTTTTATTTAAATTTTTCTCACTCTCAAATCATCGTCCGTCACTCTTAGTACAATCATCTGCTGTTCAGCACTAGGAAGTCTGGTTGCGTTTACGCTCTCGCTGTTGTCAACAAAAATCGGCAAATTCAAACCGTTCAAAGCCTGTAAACCTCTAAGCAAATCAATTTCACACAAGATTTTGTCAGAATAATTCAAACCATCAAAGTAATTCACTCCATTGCAGATCATCTTGCAAGTTTCCACTGGATTTCCATCAATCGTGTAATCAAGGAAGCTGAACTGAAAATGATGGAAAAATGGATTGATTTTCTCTGCCAGTGCCTTATTCTTCTGGATTGAGAAGTTAAGAACGGTATCAATGTTCTTTTCAATATCAGCTTGAAACTGTCCAAGGCTTTTCAGTTTCTCATTCAGTTCGGCCACTCGCTTTTCTTTCTCTGTGACTGCTGCCTGTGCAATCTTAATGTCTGCATTCACATTGGAAATCTGTTTCATAACATTGCTGATCTGCATTCTCAATTCCTGTTTCTTTCCAGGAACATCATCAAATGATTTCATTTTCTCTTCAAGTTCTGCAATTCTCGCTGTAACCGCAAGATATTCTTCATCATTTGTCATATCTACAGATTCTGGAAGCTCCGTAAATTTGGACTGTTCTTCCTCAATCTGCTTAGTGAGTTCAGCAACTTCATCCTGTGCCTCACTGATTTCCGACTGTAATTTGTTGATTTCCTCGTTAGTTTTCTTTAATTTTGCAGCGGAAGTATTTCCAAGGTCGCAGACATATTTAAGCTTTTCCTGCTTCTCCGATTCAAAGGATTCTTTTATTTTCAACTGTGCTTCAATTCTGGCTTTCTTTTTTTCTTCAAAGGAAGCTCTCAATTCGGAAATCTGTTCTTCTGGCAGTTCCTGTCCGCAGGTGGAGCAAATGGTATCAGAATCATTGAATGTTTCAGCTTCAATAGCTTTCAGTTCAGAATCATCCAACTCCATTTCTTTGATTCTCGGATAGTCCTGTCTGGCTCTATCCAAGTCAGCTTTTGCCTGTTGTGCTTCCCTTATGTGGTTGCCCAGTTCCATTCCAATAATACGAATGCTTGATTCCTTTTCTGATTTTTTTAACATAAGTTCAGAAACTGTATCAGAAATAAATTTTTGTCTGGCTCTTAACCATTCATTCGCCTTGCTAACCAGACCATCCCTGGAAGATTTCAAACCACGGATTTCATACGAAAGACTGTCATAGCCTTTTGCTGAATCTTCAAGAATCTGTTCCTGTTCTTCCAGTTTGGAAAGGTCCGCATTAAGCTCCTGTTTTTTGGATTCCAGGGAAGAAGTATCTTCTGCTTCAACAGTCCGATTGGTTTCATATGCAATCTCCGTGTTTTTGGCATCCACCTTTTTCTTCTGTGCATTCAGTTCCTTTCGGAGCTTCTTCAAGGTATCCTCTACGGAATGCCCTTTTGTGATTTCTTCCACATGAGCGTACTGTGGATTCTCTTCCATAAACTGAGCAATATCGAAACCAGACATCTTTTCCAGTACCTTTCTGGATTCCGCTGTTGACTTCTGCAATGCGTTCAGAAATGGTTTTGGATTACTGCACATCAGAAGCGTTGAAGGTTCTGCTATTGACTGAATGAACTCGGTATAATCCTTTGATTTAGCCGGGAATCCGTCAATTTCATAAGAAGTTTCATTTCCATCGAACACCTCTTCGGACTGTCCTCTCGGTTTTCTCCACTTCTGTTTTGTGATTTTGCGGATTACTTTTTCTTTTCCATCAATCGAAAGCGTAAGCTCTCTTACAACATCAACCTTTGGAACTTCCACACCATTTTCTTTTCTACGAATAGAAGTAGGTTCTGTACCATTTGCCATCTTTCCTGTCAGAACGTCCAAATATGCGTCCTGTAATGTGGATTTTCCTTCTCTGTTTCTGCCAGAAATCTCTGTTCTCGGAAACAAATCTACAGACTTACTCGGAAACTTCTTGTAATTCTCCAGCAAAATTTTTTTCACTTCCACTTTCATGCTCGATTATCCTCCCTATTGATACCTCATATGCAGTTCTAAGCTCTACTTCATCACCAGATATTTTTTTATGATAAATCCGGCTCTGGATTCTTCCGATTATTTTTACGAAATCTCCAACCTTGAAATCAGCAGCTTCTCTGGCTTCTTTCAACCATGCTAAGCACGGAATATAATCTGTTCTTCGCAAGTCATATTCGTTGCAAGCAATCATTAAATCACAGATTTCTTTTCCACTTGGTGTTCTGCGGTACACAGGCGGTTTGCAAAGATAACCTTCCAGAATGATTTTGTTTTCACCTTCTGTGCTCCCATCACCTTCTCCACACCAGATTGTTTCCGCTTTGATTTCAAGAATCAAATGTGACTTTCCACTTTCATGTTTGTTTGAAGAACTGTATCTCCCTTCAACATAAGCGTGTTTTCCAATCTTTAAACCTTCCGTCTGCTTTTCTTTAACAATTACTGGAAGCAAATCTACGTTCCCACTGGTACGCTTTGCACCAATATAGAATCTTACGAATTTTTCTCCGTCCTTGAAAAACGTTCCTGGCTGAATGTCCATTATTGCGCCAAATATCTGAACTTCATTCTTATTATTCTTCATCCTCCAATTTCTCCATTTCTTTTACGGAAATCTCATATACACTTTCCGTTTCTTCCCCATTAACATAAACATCACGGCTCATTAACCTGCCAGTTACTTTAATGTAATCATTTCTTTTAACGTCTACCGCCAGATCAGCACCTTTTCCCCATAAAGTGCAGCGAGTAAAGTCGGCTCTTTCTGAAAAATCTCTTGGAATTGCCACAAAAAGATTTAAAACTTTCTTGTGCGTTACTGGTGTAAGTTTTACATATGGCTCTCTTGTGCAACTTCTGGCAATAAACTCTACTTCGTTTATATCACCATCCGGAACCTGTTCTTCCAGGATTTCCACTTTATCAGCTGCGATATAATTAACATTGTGGTGCTTATTTGGATTTTTAGAAGTGTCCATGCTTCTGATTACACCTGTTACCACAACTTCTTTTCCGTTATAATCATTATCACGTACAACAGAATCTTCTATGACGATTGGAAACATATCTACTGCACCGCTTTTACGAATGACTGTCAGCATGAATTTGTAATAGTATCTTCCGTAATGTTCGTGGCTGAACACTATTTCCCCGGCTCTACCGGATAATCTTACTTTGTTTAATCTTTGCATTTACTTTTCCTCCGTTCCTAATATAATAGGAAGAAACACCATTGAGAATAAGACTGTTGATACGAAAAACGCCCCGATAACATCAAATGATGTAAGCATCCATGTGATTGAGAAGATTACTGTAAACATCCCTATCCCTACAAATATTTCTCCTATTGTCTTTACCACCTCTTTCATTTTTCCCTCACTTTCTTCTGGATGTGGTTACTGCAAGTGCAGTTGCCAGAATAGCGATAATTACATTTCTTGCCATCAGCTTTTCTTCCAGATCAGCAATGATTTCACTGGAAAGTGGCTGATTTTCACCATTTTTTTGCATAAAAAGTCCTCCTGTTATATTTTTGTTTGTCAAATACAGGAGGTTGTGTTATAATAATCCTGTATTTAACTAACTCATTCTTAGTTAGATACCGTCCTGGTTGGTGTGTCAGCACCTTCCAGGGCAACTTAATCTACTTCTACAAATTTTCCGCTTTTCAACATATAGAATGTATCTTCTTTGATATTTTCTCCATCTACTTTTGCTGATTTAACATCTACAAGATGATATTCATAATTAATTTCTTTCCATTCAGCCAAAACAATGAAGCACCCGATTTTCCCTTTAGCTTTTGATTTGATTCCTGCTGCTAATGCAATGCTTTCTTTTCCTTCGACAATTGCCGCTGAATAATCTCCGGTATTGGTTGCCGCTGAACGATTTCCGGTATTGGTTGCCGCTGACTGATATCCGGTATTGGTTGCCGCTGAACGATTTCCGGTATTGGTTGCCGCTGACTGATCTCCGGTATTGGTTGCCGCTGACTGATCTCCGGTATTGGTTGCCGCTGAATAATCTCCGGTATTGGTTGCCGCTGAATAATCTCCGGTATTGGTTGCCGCTGAACGATTTCCGGTATTGGTTGCCGCTGACTGATATCCGGTATTGGTTGCCGCTGAACGATTTCCGGTATTGGTTGCCGCTGAACGATATCCGGTATTGGTTGCCGCTGACTGATCTCCGGTATTGGTTGCCGCTGACTGATCTCCGGTATTGGTTGCCGCTGACTGATATCCGGTATTGGTTGCCGCTGAACGATTTCCGGTATTGGTTGCCGCTGAATAATCTCCGGTATTGGTTACCTTATCATCTTCCCAATCAACTTGCTCTTTTATATATTCAACGCCAGCTTTTATAATTCCAGCAATTCCAATTTCTGCTTTCACGGAAATTTTCTTTCCAACTCTCTTGCTATCATCAGATGATTTCTGGTCATTCTCTTCAAGATCAACTTCACAATATCTGGAATCTGAAGGATGATAATAACCGAATACATCCATCGGAAATTCGCAAGCATGGAATCCATAATTACAAATGTCTGCTTTTTCTTCTGTGTATTCTTTTCCAATTTCATACTGGAAATCTCTACACTTTAAGTCCTTGTCAAATCCTTTAAAGCATTTCATTTTTTCTTTTCCTCCTTTGATTCGACTAAATCAAGCCCAAGCATTCTGAATGCCATGTCCTTTGTGAAATCATAATCTTTCACGCTATTCGCCCAAGCTTCAAATGCCTTTAATCTTCCAACCAGAAGTGCATATTCCTCATTGGCATTCTCTGGAATATAATCCGTACTCTTGTTTTCTCCCATGATTAGTCCTCCTTATCTTTTGCTCCAAATTTTTTAAGCATTTCTTCCAGATGCGAAATAAACGGAATAATTGCATCTATCTGTTTGGAAGTTTCCTTGATTTCTTTATCAAGTTCTTCCTCGTTCATAAGGCCATACTCAAATGAATGTCTAAGCTGCTCTTTTATTTCTTTCTCTTCTCCACCATTTTTTGCGAACATCTTTTTAATTTCATGGGTGATAGCTGCATACTCTGAAAGAATATCAATCCCTTTACCAGAAATATTAACTAATCCGTTTTCAAATTTAATCATTGTTTTTCCTCCCTATTTTCTTTTATTATCTCCCTCTGAATGGTATAATGTGTTCAGAAAGGAGGTGTGTTAAAATGTTTCTCAAATTAAAAGTTTCCTGTACTTGTCATTGTGATTACTATATAAGTGAAAGAATAAGTACAGACAAGGTTGTGTGCCCGAATTGCGGAAAGGAACATCCTTATTCTCATAAAATAATTTCAATGCTTCATGCCGCAAATGAGATTGATGATGGCAATGTTCCCGGAGCAGAAACAATAAAAACTTCCGTTATTTCTGAATGGGAAGATGTGACTGAGCGTCAATAACAATCTTCATGTACTCTAAAAAGCCTTTCGCTTCAGTGGCGGACAGACCGCATTCGGCAATTTCGTTTTTTACTTTTTCTACAAGGTCGCTTGCCTTCTGTCCGTTTTTGTGGCGATATAACTGATATATTTTGGAATCATAATCGGATAACCTTTCAGCAACGTAATCATCTGCTAACATTCTTTGTTCACCTCCCCTATTCAATAATTGTAAGATCTTCATCCACCGCAAATGGTTCAGTAACAAATATTCCATCTTCTTTAAAGAGAAGATCAATTTCAACATGTTGCTTATTTGCACACTTCACAACAACTACATTCTCATTTTCTTCTTTGGTATGTGTGAACAAAATATCTGCAATTTCAAAACCTACAAGAGAATGAAAAATTTCTGGATTATCTCCATAAAATTCGTAGCTTTTAATATCTTTCACTGTTTTACCCTCATTTTCTTTCTGAATTAATATCATAATTGCAATCGCGAATCTGCATTTTTGTATTTGTACACGGTTGCCATCCCTTGATGTACTTCACAGCTTCCTCATATCTTAATTTTGGAATGTTGTTTCTTGCGTTTACACCGAAATAAGATTTCACATCTCGATTACATTCTGCGAATACTTTCTTTCCGATTTCTGAATAGGCATTAGATTTCTTTCCGCCCAACGCTTCAATAACCACTAGCGAAACCAGATCCCCAAGATATTTTTGCTGACCGTAGTCAATTGTCATTGTATTTTCAAGTTTTTCGATTCTTTCCTCATGATCTGCTGTGCCCTGGGCAAGAATCTGAATTTGTTCGGCAACCGTCAATGGTTTTCTGTAGGAACCTGTCTTTCGAATTTCTGGGAGAACTTTACTTGTCACCCAGTCTGTAAACCTTTCGGCAGATTCTTTTCTGCTCTGGAAAATCAATTTATACATATTGGGTTCATTTACAAAGTTAGCATTCTGCTTTCTCCCGATACCATCAATGACCTCATTTGTAATGACCCCATCTGCATTTAACCTTGTCTTTGCCTGGCTCGGATTTGAAATTTCTAATGCTTTGCATATATCAATCATGCAAAACCAAGGTTCATTATCAATAGTTATTGTCCGAATATCTCCGAACTCTGGCGAATTAAAAATCTGTAATTCGTTCATTAGTCTCCTTTCTGATCTAAATCAACAGTTTCTTTTTTATCTGTTTTTTGTTCCATGCTGTTATCAGAAAAACTTTCCATTTTCCCAAGAATGTAGCCTTTATCAAATTCCGACATCTTAGGAATTGCTTCTTTCAGCTTTTCTACGATTTTTTTTCTTTCTCTGACATTTTCTATTTCACCTCCTTCTTTTTACGCGCAATATTTAATTTCATATTCAGTTACGATTTTGGAGAAAATCTCTCGCAGCTTTTTATCGTCATCGATGACGTCCATTTTGTTTAGTGAATTAATCTCTGTTTTGGTGCAACCATTTTCAGCCATTCGTTTTCGCTTATTTCTTAATCTTGTATTCAGATCACATCCAGCCCGGCATTCCAATTCTGTGTACATTTCTGTTCTAAGCATTTTAAACTCTGCTCCTGCACCTTTTTGTATGCGATTGAATTTAGAATTAATTTCTGAACGCCAGTTATCAAATACAGGCTTTACCGCTTCTTTGATATTCTCTGTTGTCGCAACAGCTTTATCTGCGGTTTCTTTGGCAATTAAAATCTGTCTATCTCTTTCTTTGTCAGCAAGTTCTTTTTCAACCATTTGTGAAAGTAGCCCCTGTAACATTTGAAGTTCTGGTGACAATGCCCTTTTTACAGTTTCTTTGGTTTTAAAGTACCCATTCACAAGCTGTCGCTGAACATCCCATGCTAAATCGTCTGTGAAGGACTTTACTAGCATTAGATAACCCTGTTCTGTAATAAGCGCATAATCAGAAGTTGCCTTGTCTGGAATGTCAAAAATTTTGGTACGACGAATTTCGTCGGCGCTTACTCGGAAGAAATCTTCGCTCTCAATAAAGCGCTCTCTGTTTGTTCTGAAATTTCTGCTTGCTGTTCCGTCTGGTCTGCCATGAACTGCATCAATATCTTTGAATGTAACCACTCGCTGACCGTTATACTCTTTTATTGAGATATCCGAATTTCCAATATGTACTAACTGGTTCGTGTTTATCACTCCTTTCTTAATCTGACTTTCAATTCCGTTTTGTGTTGAAAATATTTTTCCTATGTGTTAAAATTCTTTCATACCCAAATAATGGGCAATGAAAGGAGTTGTTTGCTTTGACCCAACTTTTGAATTTGCCCTGTTCCTTATTGTAGGTTGCAAGCAGAGTAACCTGCGTTACCAAAGTACGTTAAGCAATTTCGTTCACCGTATTGAACAAAATTCCTACATTCGCCAACTAATGGGCAGCTAATCCTTTTTACTCAATCGCAGAACTAAAACTGCGTAAGTGGTGAAGTGTTTCAAGAAACATTTGGTGCTGCTTATGTGACTCAACAAGTGCGTTCAGTCTGCAAAACACATAAGGTAAACAAATTTAGGCAAGAACTGATAGGACAGCACTCCTGTCAGTTTTTTGCTATTCTTCTTTAAACAGATATTCCAGATCATATTCTGGGAAAAGCTCTTTTTTAGAAAGGACTGCTTCTGGATAAGTAAAAGGTGTTTTCCCCTTTATCTTGTTCTGAATAGTCCTTTCATCAACACCAAGAACCTTTGCAAACGCTCTGATTGTAATTCCTTTATCATCAAGAGCTTTTTTTAAATGAATTAACATTAATACCTCCTGTCGCATTATTGCGACTACTGTGTAAAAAAAATATCTATTGCTTCTTCCCTACTTAAAGGAACTGCGCTTACAATTCCGTGAATTTCACCAATTGTAAACTTTTCGCCTCCATCTTTCAGCTTACGGTAAAAAGTGCTTCTATCCATACCAATTGCGCTTGCAACAGCTTCTTGTGTATTTCCATGTTCAACAATTTTACCTTTAAGCCTTGCTATATTTACAACCACAAGCGTTACCTCCTTTCTAGTAGCATTTATGCGACTTTGTGATTATATATTACCTCTTGCAGTCGCATTTGTCAATATAAAAATTCGCATTTTTGCAATTATTTTTGTTGCATTTTTGCAACATTAATGATATTATATATTTCAGAAAGGAGGTGTACAAAATGTCGAAAACTGGCGAACAAATAAAAAAGAGAAGAAAACAGCTTGGTATGAGCGCTGATGAACTTGCTGAAAAGTTGGGCGTATCAAGATCTACTATATTTAGATATGAAAAAGGAGATATTGACAAGGTACCAGCAGAATATGCAAAGCCATTGGCGGATGCGCTCTGCACTACTCCAGCATATTTGATGGGGTGGGAAGATAATTTAGAAACCGAAACAGATTTTATCCCAAAACTTATGACTGACACAATATCTGTAGAACATGTTAAGCTGTTGCTTGAACTGAGTGACACTGATAAAAAGAGTGTTTTCGACATGATTGAATTTCTTTACAAAAAAAGCAGGGATTAATCTCCCTGCTTTTTTTAATAGCCCCATTGTTTTTTAAATGAAATAATCATGTTATACAAAAACTTCATAAACTTTTCGCTATGTATATTTTCAAGCATCTCAATAATTTCTTTCTTGTAATCCACGTAAATCCCTCCCAATATTCCAAACATCTGTTCTTATTTGTTAAATTATATCATGTTTTCATAACCATATACTGGGATATAATTGTTTCCGCTTAAATCTTTCCTAGGAAGCTGGTTTCTTCTAATTTTTTGATGAATTATAAGTTTTTTTGTGTAAATATTGTGATTTTTGCTTTTCCAAATCGTAATAATAATAGATAGAAATAAAGGGGCTGGATGCTTGTCAGCGAGGGATTTATAGCGTTCATGAACAACCTGTTTTACCTCTGCTTTTGCAGTTTCGATAGTTTTATTCCTCCCAAAGATAATACTACGATCCGGGCGGAAGTAAACGTATTGAATCAAGAACGCCTGCACGAATATCAGTATAAACACAATTATGATTTTTTTATGTTTCTCCATGAATCCATCCCCTTTACACTATCATCTTAATGTATTACAATAACATTGTATCAAAAAATATACAATCACACAGGAAATGGCGAAATTAGCACCTCTGGTGGCGAATTTTACGTGAAAAGAGATGATTTGAATGAGAATTGCAATATGTGATGATAGCGAAATCCAGATTGATATATTTATGCATCGGATTAATAATTTTCTCAAACGAAATGGTGATATAAAAGCATTGATTACTCCGTATGATAAAGGGCAGCCGCTTATTGATGATGTGGCAGATGGCGAGTGGTATGATATTGTGGTTTTGGATATCGTTTTGAAAGAAGAAAATGGAATTGAAGTCGCAAAGGAATTGAGATTAAATGGCTATAATGGAAATATTATTTTCTGGACAGCCCACAAAGAGTATGTTTTTGAAGCTCTTGATATACTCCCGGTACACTATATCATAAAAGGTTCTGAAAACGGCAGAATGTATAGTGCTTTCAATCATGCTCTGGAACATATCAGCAAAAGCACTCTTATGATAAAAGGAAAAGACTTTATTCATCGGGTGGAGTTTCAAAATATCGAATATATTGAGAGCCGAAACAAATACATCATTATCCACTGCACTTGCGGTATAGTTTATACGGAACGATGTAAACTATCCGATATTGAAGAATTACTGGATTCCAGATTCTTGAGGTGTCACCAGAGCTACATAATAAACATGGACGAGGTAAAAGAAATAAACACTTCGTTCCTTATGTTTTCTGGAAATACTGTGCCTATCAGAAGAAAAGACTTTGCAAAAATAAGAAACGAATTTGAAGAATATACGACATTTAAGTAACTCCCGGGGAAAGCCCCGGGAGTATTATTATTTCAGTAATTCATTGACTTTTTTCTGCACTTCTGCGTAGTTGTAGCCGGCAGCTTCCAGGCGGTCTCGTCTATCCTGTCCGTTTCCCCACTCGCCGTTAATTACCTCTTTTGCTACCTTGGCTACACTTTTCTTTGCAGTCACGGAATACACAGCTTTTCCATTCCAGTCAAAAACAGAGTAACCGGCTTTGCAAGCCTTTTTCGCATTTTTCAGTGACTTGTACGCCCCGATCTGGCTCTTGGAATCCTTCCAGGTCTTGCGAACACGGTAATACTTGTCAACCTTTACTGTCGGCTTTGTGGTTGGCGCTGTCACGGTTTCACTGGAAATGAGCTTCTTGAATCTATCCCAGTCACCATTTTTACGGATAACGGATGGACAATTCTTAGCGCACACATCGTAATGCTGCACTACTCGGAATGCCGGGATATTGTACTTTTTCATCAATTGCTTGCATACATCAACGGTATTCTGGTATGCTTTTTCGTAGTTATATCCGGCATTCATACACATTTCAATTCCGATGGAATTATGATTATTTACAGTTCCAAAAAGTTTACCGCCGTAATCTACCCCAACATGCCATGCTCCACGATTGTACGGCAAGGCTTGGTATGCTGACTTATCGTCAACGAATACATGGGCTGAATAGCCATGAAAATTGCCATTATGTTGTGCAGTGGCGTGTGCTTTGGCATCTGCTGTTTTGGCTATATTATCTGTATTATGGATGACAATATACCGAGGTGTTTGTCCTGCGTAGCTGTTGTTGTTGCTGATTAATGAGGTGTTAATATTCATGTGTGGTCTCCTTTCATATATGTGCATTATTAATTAACTTCATTTCAACATCTGAATTTCAGGCGCTCAAATGAAAATAATTAGTCGAATAAACACGAATATGGCTGGAATCATTTGTACAAGAGCTGATGTAACTGGCAATGGTAATAACTATTTTTATATTAATAAAAAAAGTGGTATGTGCTTAGCTGCATTAATATCTATGTCAGATGCTTATGTGTATACAACCGGAATATCATGTGATAATGCAAGTAGCTTATACACTATTCGAGTTTCAAAAGCATTGACATCTGGAACAGTATACAGTTTTATAATGCTTTGGGTTAAAATTGGTTTGAATGCTTAACTTCCAGAGCTAATTTCCAAAAGCAACAGCAGTAACACTTATAAATCCGCTATATGGAGTTCCGTCTGAATTATAAACGGAAGTATAAGATTTTTTTCCATCACAATAATAGCCAGTAATGATACAACTTTGGGGTACCGTTTTATGCCCAATCAGTATATAACTTAATGAATTTAGGCCAAAATCCGAAGGTTGTGTTTCAAGATAGCCGTTGTTAACATAAACTTTATCAAAATATTTTATGACTATTTTGCATGGAATCTTCGTGTTTTGCTGATTTCTAACACAAAAAACTTTCTCCTAATGATTCTATCAGCGGGCATAGTTTTAACTCCGGAGCTCTCCCCGGAGTGGTTTTCTCTATGTCTTTATGCTGAATATTTATTGTATGACGCTCTCACATTGCTCTGACTGATGTAACAATATACTTGGGTAGTCTTCAAATCAGCATGTCCCAGGACTGCTGCCACATCTTGTATATTTGCTCCCCGATCAAGAAGGTTGGTGGCCAAAGTCCTCCTGTATCTATGAGGATGTACATTAGTAACATTAGCACTCTCACCAAGCTTCTTTAGTGTTCTTTCAATCCCTGCTTTCGACAATCTCTTATAGGGTGTCCTTACACTAGCAAACAGGCATGGATCCGTGTCTGTCCGTGTATTCAGATAATCCTGCAGATGCATTAATGCTACTGGTGTAAGGTAAATCATCCTCTCTTTATTTCCTTTTCCCAGGACTACTGCATCCTGTGTCTGAAAATTTATATCGTTTCTGTTGAGCCTTACCACTTCTGATACCCTGCAACCAGAAGCATAAAGGAATTCTATCAGTGCCAAATCCCGAAGTGTTGTACAGGCCTGTTTTAGTCGCTCCATTTCTGGTGCGGTATAGGGCTTTTTCACTACCTTCGTGTACTTAATCTGGGACAGTGCTGCACATGGGTTTCTTCCGATCATACCCTCGGCAGAGAGCCAGGAAAAGAAACTACTGAAACATCGGCGGATTCCGTCCAAGGTACGATTGCTTACCTTCCGGCGCTCCTTGTATGCGGCCAGGTAGTATCTGAGATCGTAGGTAGTAATCTCATGCAGTGGCTTACATAGAGTGTGTATCATCATGTAACACGCATCGTAGTAACGCCGAATTGTGGATTCTGCCTTTCCTTCTACTCTCTTGGTAGCTATGTATTTCGCCAGCATAGTGTCTGGAGTGTTGTCCACTACCGTCAGCTCCGTACTTCTCTCCTGGACTTCGTAGCTGTTCAGCTGAATGCAGAGTGCATCCTGTACTGCCTGGAGCTGTTGGTCATCTAATAGGGATTGCACCGCCAGCAATACATTGTTGATTATCGTATTTCGTATATCCATAACCTTCTTTCCTCCTTTGGCTCTATTGTAGCATTTAGGGGAAAGAAGGTCGCAAAACACGAATTTAAAAATTTATAGTTCACTATCGCAACTCGGATTAAAACCGTCTGTTACATGGGATCAGTTACTTTCTACATTGCCTAATAATGCAGGTGTAAAATTTGCCGCATGGAAAGAAGATTATCCAAACTTATCAAATCCATCCAATAGTAATAAGCAAGTTATAACTATTTTTAGACCATATGCAGGTTATGTCACAATTGAGGTATGGGATATTGATAATAATATTAGATATTTTAATTCACACAATGGAAACCTATACAGTAATTGGAAAACAGTCAAATAAAATCAAACAGTAATTTAATATCAACTGGTCAGGGCACTTTTAAAGACCAATGGGTTCCAGGATTCATGGTATATGGAATGGGATTTGTAATTATTATTCCAAAACACTATAAAGCACATAAACTTAATATAACATCGGCAAAAGTGTTTAACATTAACTCATGGTACAACGCTACAGTGTCTAGTCTTGACGAATTACTCAATCATTGGAGAATTATTTTAAATGTTGATTCCAATTCTTCAATAGAAAATGGAATAACATATTTAGTATCAATTAGCGGAACGATTAGTTGAGAACCTTCCAAGCGACATTCTTGTTTTATATTGGCTGGCTTGAATATTTTTTTACACCTACAACCTTTACGCCAAGATCACCTGTATATGCTTGGTCAAGATATATTCGGATCCATTGATTTCCGCTGTCCCAGAATGCATAATATCGTATAATATTACAGACACACATTTCACCTAAATAATTTTGAACTGAAATAATTTCTATTTCATTAGATATTCTAAATGTTGTAGATGTTGAATTACCAACAAACGTTGCTGTATATGTATGTACTATAATATTACTGTATTATCACCTTAACCTAACAAATTCAATAAATGAATGTTGTGCAGAGGGATGTATTTGAATTATTCTATCTTGAAAAATTGTCATTTTAAATTTATTACCAGTAATAACGCAGCTGTAAGTAATACTTTGCCATGCATGAACCATTCTAAACCATGGATTGCTAAATTCTGCATCATCAACTTCTATTTTTAACGCAACTCCCATTGTTGAATCAAGAACTGTATCTGAAAACAGATTAATATTCACTAAATAAGTGCCATTTGGAAAAGTAAAATAATGTTTATAATCTGGTGACTCTACAAACTTCATTCCATTTATGTTATTCCAAGAAATACTTCCTGTTGATAACCCATTATAACTATTTGCTGGAGAATAAAATTCTTTATTAACATAAAATTTTGCACTTGAGCCAAGATAAGATAAATTACTGTTTAGTGCATTAATCCCTAGCGCCTCTTTCAGCTGCGCTATAGTGATCTTCTGGGTTGTAGAGCCATTCTCCAATACCACGATATCCGTATCAGATACTTTGGTAGCTGCTGGGAGAGCTGATATTAGTGTACTTGGTATAGATTCAGACATTTTTCATCAATCCTTTCTTGGAATTTTTTCAATTACTTTATTATTCTTTGTCATCAGGCACTTGCCGTCCTTTGTGGCCAGTGCGTATACTTTGTCGATGATCTTCACGGACAGGACGAAGCTTGCTCTGGCGGTGACCGGGTTCGGTGTCATTTTTACATCGCTGATTAAAATATTCGCCATATCACTTCACCATCACTTCTACTTCTGCAATCAACTTCTCGTCCAGGATTTCATACATCACTCTAAGTTTATATCTACCTTTTTTCTGCGGCTGTATAACCACATCAAGAATATGTCCTTGTATTACCGCAATGCCACTATCTTCAACTTCTTGTGTTCCTTTGTAAAGCAACTCATAGGAAGCTCTTTCGATTAGAAAATCGGTACCTTTGCAGGAGCATATTCTTAGTTTTATATGTTTCTTTTCTCCGAATTCAAAATCCACATTCACAGTTGCAACCTCCTATTAACTCTGCATAATACTCGGATTTTTCTAAAACCGCCCGATACTGTGGCTCTAATAACTCTTCATAATACGGACACGGCTCAATGTGAACACACATAGAAGATATATCTATGGTAATAATGTATCTTGCTATATATGCGGTATTTCCAGCTTCATCAACAGCGGACATGTCAACTACATAAGCGCCGTTAAGGCTTTTGGGGATGATGGCTTCCCATCTATCCCCTTGTGCCCTTGCGAATGAGATAATGTTTCCATTGATAGTACCCCTTAATGCTACTACCATGTTTCCACCACCTTTATCAGTCGGTAACCTCTACAGAGATTACAACGGTTTTTTCAGTATCAACCGGGTTCGGTGTTAATGTTACGGACTTGATGACAGGAGCCTTAGTGTCCAGTTTCACAGTTCTGGTTACAGTGGTACTCTTTCCGGCACTATCAGTAGCCACTACGGTGATGGTATTGGTACCCTCAGTAAGAGTAATTACCTTAGACCAGGAGCCATCAGAAGCAACGGTTGCCGCCTCTGCGCTACCACTATTCAATTTGACAGTAACAGATACTGGGCTGGATGTTGCATCGTTTGTTGTACCACGAACAGTACAGGAAGCCTGGTTGGTAACAAGACCATCTGTCGGTGATGTAACGGAAAGTGTCGGCGGTACGGTATCAATTTTGAATGAAACGCTCTTCTGTGCTGCCGCATTTCCATCATAGTCTGAAGCGCTTACTGTAATTGTATGGCTTCCATCTGATAAAGCCGTGCCAGGAGTATAGGTGCATCTGTACCCACCAGAAATAGATGTCTTGGAAATGCTGTCTCCTGTGATCTTGCTTCCAGAATCAATTACAATACCAATGGTTGATGGATCCACTCCAGAATCATCATCAGTTATTGTCCAGACAATGCTTGGTTTGTTATTTGTAATCAACGCGCCGGCTGTCGGATAGGTTATTGTTGATATTGGCGCAACTTTTTCTCTTACCTTTAGCTGTAATGAACTTCCTAACGTTGAATGACTAGCATCTGCTGTTTCTGCGTTTCCAGCATCATCAGTAGCTCTGATTGTTACCCCATAATAATGTCCTGATTGATTATAGCTGGATTTACTAGGGGCTGTAATTGTTCCCTTATATCGTCCAGTAGAACTGTCATAGGTTAGACTTACGGTCTGTCCATTTACTGTAGCTTGTACTGTTTTTACACTCATATTCTCATTCCTTTCGTGAAATATTGTTGATAAGTTCTTTTAATTCCTGTACTTCTGTTGACAAAGCATCCAGTTTTGAATGCAGTTCCTGGTTGTCCGCTTGGAGAGCCAGGATTTTCTCATGGTCATTTTTCAGCATGGCAAACATGCAGGGGATTATAATACGGTAATTCCAGTTTTCAGCTTTGCCTTTTTCATTATGGTCAACGGCTAATGGAAATCTGCGGTCAATGTCCTCAGCTATGAACATCGGCATTTCTTTGCCATAGCGTTCATCTTGTTCGGATAAATATCCGTCTTTGTACTTCGCCCAGATTACCTTGATTCTGTAGAGGTCTTCCAGTTCATCTTCTTTTATGTTTTTTCCGTTTCCTATTGATTTGTAACGAATCGAAGATGCAGCAGCCGCATTAAGAGTTTTCATATCAGATGCAAAAACAACAGCTGCACTTGCACTAGAGTTCCACGGCAGACCACTCATCGTAACGGACTCGTGAAAATTAGCAGAATTATAAAAATCTGATTTAACGTATAACACCATAGAACCTGATTTTACTGTTTCGCCGCTTAAAAATTGAAAAGCTGTTTTTTCATCATCAGAATAACCATAAATATCACTTGTTAAAATGGTCATTGTGCCATTATCGTTAACCAAAAGAGGCATTTCTAGATTCAGTAATCCTGCTGAATCGGTTACTCCGTACTTAATTCCGCTTGAATCAAAAATAAGGCATTTATAGTTATTTTCATTTACATAATCTTTAAATATGGTTAATCCGTCAGGATCAAGCTTACTAGCCCATCCAGTTTCACGGCGGTTCAGTACCTCTAATATCCCATACCCATTATTTTTACCGCCAAGCTTTAATGTGCCACCCTTGGCGTAAGTGAACGAAATATATAGCTGATTTCCCTCTTTATAAATTCCTTTAATTGCGCCATCATTGGTTAAGAGGTTAAATATTTCTTCATGTGTAAGTGCATCTACATCAATTACAACCGCCATACTTTGGGAATCTAATGGTTGTGAAAATCCACCCGCCGCGTATAAGGTACATTTTATGGCACTTACATCTCTTGGAATTCCAATTGACCTTCCAGAAGCCGTTGTTATAATTCCTCCCGCTTTAGTTGATAATACCGTATATAAATTATGTGAAACGCTTGTTTCGTCTTTCGCAGAAGAATATACCGTTTTCCAATTTTCCCCATCTACGGATTCTTCGATTTTAAAACGACCTTTATATGCTGTTCGTGTTTCCGCGTTTCCATCGCGATACCAAGCACTCAAAGTAATATAGCTCGGGGCTACACTGCCATTCGCGCGTTGCTTAATAACATATGATGGGCTTTCAAGAAAATATGTTCTACCCGGAAGACCGTTCTTTCCATCGTTTCCCGCATAAATTTTTGAAATGGAAAATCTTTTGGTCACCGTCAAAGCACTAAGATAAGTTGCCCTAACATCTACCCAACCATCATCGGCTGACAACCCCGTTACCGTATATGTCTTTGCTGAATTGTTCCAGATTCCTGTTATACTATCTGATTTTGTGATTATAAAATTACAATCATCTGTAATATCTTGTGTCCCGTACATTACTACAGCATGTGTAATCACACCGCTTGGAAATGTACCGTATTTTCCACTAGAATCAACAGAAATGCCCTGGTATTCATTGCTTAATTGCAAAGTCATATTCTTAGCAAGTGCCGCCGCTTCCTGTGCCTGTTTAGCCGCTGACAATGCGTCCTCAGAATCTTTCAGTGCCTTTGTAACGTCCGTATCTTTTAACTGTTTCCAATAATATCCGTTACCCTCATTTACAAATCGGTAAGCATGGCTATTACCATCATAGTAAATATCTCCAACATGCTTACTCATTTCGGCATCATCCAGCCACTCATTAGCCGGGTAGTTATTCAGTGTAGGTGCGGATGATCCTGTCCAAGTGTTGATATTTCCGTCAATCTGTCCCTGCATACTGTTTAACAGTCCATCCAAAGGAGATGCACCAATCCTAATTGAAGAGCCATCCATTATTAGCTGATGATTAGTTATGTCAGCAGAAAAAATAGTTTTTCCATTGCCATCACGAACTACCAAAGCGCCTGTCTTAATCCAGTCAGCATTAACACCTGTGGCGGTAAGGATTCTGGCAATTACATCACCATCAACAGTCATACCGCCATTCCAATGTTGTCCACCGTCTGTAGATACAGCCCATGCTTCCGCAGTCATTTTCCATACAATGTCAGAATCAGACAACTGCGGCTTGTTATGAAGATAATAGATATTGCTTCCATCCTCCTGTTTTTCAACAGTGGTATATACACCAGAAGATTCCGCAAGGCGTTGTGACAAATCTTCAAGGGCTTTCTCTCTGGCGGTACGTTCATCTCTTAAGCTTTTTCTATATTCAGCCTGCGCCTGTTGATTAAGGGTATATTGCTTCTGTTTGTTTCTTGAAACACTCTTCGCACTGCATTCTAATTGTTCAAAAGTTCCCGGGTTCAATGTAAGAGAAGTTAAATAACTCTTATGTTCTTCACCATTCCTATCAGTGATTGTAATAGCATCCCCTGCTTCCAAAGCAATATCGGTTAGCGCGCTGGTTGTAAAAGGACGAAATTTTAATCCAACACATCTTTCAGCAATTATTGAGCAAATCGTTTGTCCAGTCCCCGGTTGTATTAGCTTATTTTCGCTAATATCTATGATGTATCCCTCATCCCCTGATTGATATGTTTTAGCGTTACTTTCAGATGAATTGCTTGAATACTCCGTTACTTTTACTCCTGTTATTTCAAGATCGTATAACCAAGGGGTAAATCCGCTTGTATCTTTGGATGTAATATTAACTGGATTATCGGGATTTTTTTCATACCATCCAACACAAAGCCTACCGTATTCATTGCATCTAGCCCACTGACAGCCCATCTGTGCCACCCATGCAATTACCTGCCGAAAAGTAATACTGCTATCATCTGGTCGATTCTGGATTACCAAGTCATCATTATCAAATCTGGTTGATTGCAGTGTTACTCCGCACACCTCACAAGCATCCTGTATGATCTGTAATCTGGTTGCCGGGTATGTCAGTTTACTATCAGAATAATCACGATCAAATAATCGCATAGAATCTTCACAAGTTAGGCTAATAATAGCTGTGTTCTGATATGGTGCATCTGTTACGGTCATGGTACAGATACGGATTTTTTCAATACCAGTGGATAATTCAAGCCCGATATGGCAAACAACCCTCGCTCCGTCCCAGATGTAATCTGTGTACTTGCCAGAAAAGTTGTTGATCTGCAATGTCAGTTTATTTACGATAGCTGCGCCGATATCAAAAGAGCCGCTTTGCGATACTGCATCCTCAAATTTAAAACCATTAGACCATAAATCCTTGTCGGTAATGGATAATGTGCTTCCATCCGTGAAGGTAAAATCTGCATATTTCAGATAGTTACGATTCCCACTATTCTGTTGTTCTTTAAATTCCGTTGATAAATTTCGCATATCTTACCTCTCGATAAAATCAAAACTAAGTCCTTCCATGCGCTCATTGCCTATCCACCAACACTTAAAAGGGGACTCCCTGTCACCAACATAAAATGTTCTGGTTTCGTGCTTATTTGCAGATAGCAAGTCTGGATATGTGACCTGTATATACTCTGGATTTACTGCCTGTATAATTTTGCAAGCAGTGTCCCAGTCTGGGCCATTCCAACCTACAGACAGCTTTCGTTTCTGTCCAACTCTGTTTTTATGCATGGTTGTATCGTCAGTTCTTCCAGATTCTGATGCTGATATATCCTGTAATCCCCATGTAAAAGAAGAAGGACAGGGCATTGCTACCCCATCCACTTTTAAAAATGCTTCTGCCATATGCTAACCCTCATGTATTTTTACACACGAAAAAAGCGCCTACCCCGAAAGGTAAACGCTTTAAAATTTGCTTATTATGATTTTATATTATAACATACGGCGAAAGTATCATTCAGTATACTATGGTATCATTTATTCCTAATAATCTGAATGTAGGCGAGTTTTAAGGGTTAAAAAGTCTAGGTAGAAATCCCTAGCCTAATTCCTATTTACCATTCTGGCGCTGGCATATCACAAACATCATATGACATATTCACGTATACTTCATAACGATCTGGAATTATTGTATTATAATTTAAATCAGTTGGAAAATATGATTGTAAGTAATCAACACTTCCTTTTCTTTGAACATTAGCAAACAAACCATCGTCACATCCAATTATTCTATTATTTTTATAGTATACAACTGCCATATGAGTTCCACGATTGTTTTTTCCGTTATTTTTAACTGTTAAAACAACACCCTCCGTTCCCAAATTTGATGTATACGTAATATTCTTTGCATTAAAATCAAAATATGATACGTTTTCTGTTTTTAGATTAATTTTTACAGAATCCCATTGACTTCCATAATTTGTCATTAATGTAGCATATTTCATCCCTGGCTCAATTACACACGTATCATACTGATTGCTTACTGAAACTATTTGTCCATTCAAACAAAAAGCACAGCTAATATCAACAGAAACCGCATAATTGTAATTATTTTGAAGAATTATAACTTCTCCCCTTGGCGTTGCTTCTGCGTGATACGTTACATTGTTTTTGGATGTATTCGTATTTCCGCTAAATCCACCATTAGAAGATTTTTTCACAGTAACCTTACAGGTAAATTTCTTTCCAAGAATGGTTGCTGTAATATTGGCGGTTCCTGCCTTTTTCGCAGTAATTTTTCCATTTTTTACGGTCGCAACGCTTTTCTTTGATGATTTCCATTTTACAGTCTGCTTAGTTCCTTTTACTTTTATGGTACTTGTCTTTCCAACTTTTAAAGTAAGGCTTTTCTTGCTAAGTTTTGGAGATTCCACAGTTACTTTGCAAGTATACTTCTTTTTACCCACTTTTGCAGTGATTGTAGCAGAACCCGATTTCTTGGCTGTTACTTTCCCAGAACCACTTACCGTTGCCACAGATTTCTTGCTGGAAGTCCATTTTGTCTTTCCTTTTGTTCCAGACAATTTCAGTTTCAAGGTTTGTCCAGTAAGTAACGTTGCCTTATTCTTACTAATCTTCCCTGCCGCAGATACTGGAACTGCCATACAGACAATCAATAGCATGACTGCCAGAACCGATAGTAACTTTTTCACTTTCTTCATACACTCATACCTCCCAATAATTGATACCCATATTGTACCACCTTGGGACGCATTCTGGAAGCTCTATTTCGCTTTTCTATCAATTTCCGCAGTTACGACAATCAAAAGAGCTTCGGCAAATTTCGCACCAATAGAATCAGCGTATTTATCGTGAATTTGCTTTGCTTCCATGGTGAGGTTTTCCCACTGCGGAATATCGTCCTTTGAGATAAAGGCATACTTCTTGTGGAGATTCCATATATCTTGCCAGATGGAAAAATAAGTCTGTTTAAAGTCCATCAATACCACTTCTCCTTCAGCTGATTGATTGGTGTTCCGGCAACCCCGGCACTCTCTCCGCTGTCTGTTGCCTTGAAGTATGTTCCCGGAATCTGCGGATACATAAATTCAAACATTAAATAGTTAGCTGCATCGCAAAGATATTCTGTGTTTCCTGTCTCACGATACTTTTTGATGCACATATCGTGGGATTCCAAGGCGTTTACCAGTTTCTCCCCGAAGTTATCCTTTGCTGTGCCATATTTGTAAAAGCTTACCTCAGCCCTGTTCTGTCGTAATTTATCGAAACGGTCTGAATATTCTGTTGGAAGTTCTGTTCCTATTTGGCTCATATGCTTTAATTCTCCATAATTAGTTGATTTCTTTGTTCAAATTTCAATTTTCTTGGCTTGTGCCTATATTTTATCGGATGAGAGGTTTTGAAACGGATTTGGCTATTTTATCGCAGTAATTCTTTGTCAATAATCTGGAAGTTCGCCCTGTGGATATAAAGAGCTTTTCCGTCAATCATTAACTTTGTCATTTTAGGTAGATCGTCCGGGATTTTCCAGAACACCTCGTCACCAGAATATGCGGCTATCGGCTGTCCAAGTTGAGATTTGATTACTACAACCCTGGATTTCCCGAAATAATTTTTATAATAATTCACAATCCCGGCTATGTATGTGTTCTCTGAAATCTTCCCAGTTGAATGGCTAGTGATATCCTCCTGGGTAAAATCAACCTCTGGCTTCAATCCTTTTTGCTCAAAAATACAAGTATCACCACAGCTTTCAATTTCTTTACCGTCAATCAGAATTGTAATAACGGAAGATACGTCATAGCTTGTTGTTTCGTTACCCTCACTATCGTAGCCCTTGGATTTGGTTTTATTCCCGGCAATGTTGATCTTGTCCCCAGTGGTAGTCATAACCTTTTGACCGTAGTTGTCGTATGTATAGATTGTGTAGCTGTTACCAGAAAGATTTCCTTTCACGTCATTCATGTAATCGTCATTCGCTGCACAGCCTGTTAGCCCTGTGATAACGCAAATACAGATAATGGTTGCCAGTAGTGCTTTGATTCTTTTCATAGTGTGTCCTCCCTTTTCTGTTTCACTCTTTGATATAACATATTTTGCGTGGTGTCCTTAAAAAATAACATGATTCTATAATCAAAATCTCCACCATTTCTTTTTCCCCACTTTGTCTTAAAGTGTTCCTCCATCATGTCAAGGTAGAACAGTGGTTCTTCTTTATCGTCTACTAAATCATCTTTTGCCATATCTGTATCTGGATTGCGTACCATTTTCAGAATATTTTCAGCTTGTTTTGGCGTAACCATAGGGTGCTTCTCTTCACGGTATTTTTGATATTTCTTGAAAAACTCTGTAATCAAGAATATGGATAAGCAAATGTCGTGGTCTTCAAAAATATTCTCTTTGGCTCCGTAAATGCTTTCGTATATTTCGGTTACCAATTTCTCAACATCCTCGTCTTTATAATCTAAGAGAGATGATTGGTTCCTAGAATTATAGCGGTTGGCTTTCTGCTCCTTGGTTCTAGGGGGTATATTATATATATTTAATTTATTATAATTATTAGGAGCAGAAGTCTGATTATCTTTATCTGTATAAGATAAAGTCTTTTTTTCTTTATTATCAATAAAGTCTGGTTCTGTTTTCTTATCTATATTTGTTATACTTATTTTACTGTTATACTTATCCACGCAGTTTTCCTCACCACGGAAGGTGCATTTTTCCTCACCATCCCCCATGCGTTTTTTCTCACCACGTTCGGGCTGATCTTTTTGCTCATGCTCATTTATAAATTCTTCATAAAATTTTTCTGTGAGAATAAGGTGTCTATGCTTTATTACTTTTGGATTATCTTTTTCATATTCATACCATGAAGTTATATAACCATTCTGTTTTAACCCATTTAGCATTGACTGAATAGTACGTTCGGACACACCAATAAAATCAGCAAAATGCCGATTGCTCGCAAAACAATCACCGCTTTTATCTCTTTTGCGAAGACTATGTATTTCCACTAATAAAAATTTTTCTCTTGGGCTGAATTTATTTGTAAGATATAATTTTGACGGTATAAATACCCCTGTGAAATCTCTTTCTCTTCTTTCAGAAACAAACTGTTCTTTTCTCATGCTAGATAACCTCCGTATATCTAAAAACTTCTCCGATAATATAAAAACAGTAGGCAATCTCTCGGAGGTGAGACTTTCGGCGGCCAACCTAGCCCACTGAATTTACCATATTAAGCTAAAACCAGTCTATTTCCATCATAATGGCTCTTTACGTAATCAATTATTTTCTCGGAATCGTCGGATGTTATATAAAAAGCGTCTTTAATCGGAATAGTGTTTATTTTCATAATTTTTACTATTTTCTTTATGTGAAAAACTGTACAACATTTAAATTCTGTTTGCTCTCTTATAATTTTTCTCACTTTTCCAAAAGAAAACTCATGTTTATCATCAACAATTTTTTGGTTGTATTTTGGCATATATTTTCTAATATAAAAAATTTCCAATGAATCCAAGTCTTCAAGTTTGCATTTAATAACAGAAACAGAAGTAAAGTGTTTATTTGAATGGCTATATGGGCGGAAAAGCCCTAACTTAGACTGTCCAATATAAACTACTTCATTACCATCTAAAAGGAAATAAATAATTGGTTCTCTTGCAATCGGAATGCGAATGCAATTTGAATTTTCCTTAAATTCCATAGATTAATACCTGCCTTTCGTATAAAAGAGTGCCTTGAACTGTATGTAAATCAACAGGCAGGCGGCAAGGCATTTCCGCTTTTCGATGATCGGTCTAGCCTGTTGGTTTTACCAAAATTAACGGTTAAAATAAAAAAGAGCCGCCAAGTAAGATAAAAATTCCTCAAAATCGAGAAATATTAATTTCTTCTTAGCGGCTCAAAAATCAAGACCGTGTGTACTTCTTCATTGAGAAAATTATATCACACAATCAGTCAAAAATCAATATGCCGGGGATGGATTGAAACGGCTATCCGTATCATTCTGGGCTTTTGTTACAGCTTTTGCAATTTCACTTCCATCCAGAATAATACTGTTCATAATGTACTGCGGATTCTTGTTTCCGCTGTTCATACTCATTGCCATTGCAACGCCCTGCGCTACTGCTTTTGCCATTTCCTCTTTTGTAAGTCCCATGCTTCCGTCTGAACTGGAAACAATGCTGTCTGCGATCTTCTTCATGGTTCGTGGATTTTCCAGCGGAAGAACGGCTTCGGAACCGGCTTCACCGATACCAATTACCTGCGCACCGTTGAAAAGGCCACCTTTGGCGTACCAATTAGGCTTGTAAACTGGTGTAGAACTGGTTCTTCCACCGCCAAGATCATGTTTTCTCCACTCTGAAATATAATAAGTCAGAGTCGGTAAATGTACTTGTTTCATGCCGTCAGCGAATGATTGAGCAGTTTCCCGACCAATTGATGTAAGATTAACATTAAATAGCCTTTTAATTTTATCCGAAATCCCGGACAAATTGGTTTCTGTATAAGTTTTCATTTTTTCTGTTTCTTTGTCAACTTTACCAGAAGCCTTTTCCCAAATCTGGTTTGTATTGATAAGGACAGAAGACCAATAGCTTTGAATAGTGGTCATAACCGTACCCATTACATCTTTGGTATCGGTGTCCATGGTTCCGAGAGCTGTCGATACAGCGTTTGCGGAATTTCCCCAGTTTGTTTTAGAGTTGGTTTCAACATCATCATTCGTGTTCTTTATCTTCGACCAAATAGAAGGCATTGTGCTTTCTGTGCTTTTTTTCATTCCAGCCATTGCCGTGCTTACGGCGGCATTGGCGAGACCAAAGCCAGTTTTTGTCTTGGACGATACGGAGCTAGAAGCATTTGCAACAGCGGTAGTAATACCTCCCACTGCTGTTTTCACAGATGTATTCATTCCATTGAAAGAATTCTTTGCACTTGTTTCCATTGTGACAACTGCATCTGGAAAATCTTTTCTGAGTTTTTCATCTAATTCATCTAACGGAACGCCAGCATTTTTTAATGACGTATAAACTGCATCTAATGCTTCTTCTGTATTAGCATATGTTCTTCCAGATATTGCACTATCAAGAGCATCTTTAGCAGTTAAGTAGTCTCCACTAAATTGCTCGGAACTAAGGCTTAAAAGATAAAGTTCGTCTTTCAAATCAGATATGCTAATTTTTGTTGTGTCAAATTTTCCTGCTGATTCAGATACACCATCTCCAAGGGCTACAGCTTTATCAGTCATATCTTCCAAAAATCCAGATGATACGCCTGCCTGTGCACCGTATTTTTCGAGAATTTTTCTTGCATCTTCGGTTGATACGCCGAATTCTCCAAGTTTCTGAATGAAACTATCGTACATTTCAGAATTTGATTTTCCGGCACTTTCATCTGCTTCAATTAACTTCCAAAGCTCTTCTGCTTGATCTTGCGTTATCTTATGAGCACTTTCCATCTCACCTGTATAATCATGGAGATAACCACCTGTTTGTGATAGAATTCCATTTCCACCTTGCGCAGCTTCTGTAATACTTGCAATTCCTTTAGCAAGTTTAACAGATAATGCCGTTGCAACAAATACAATCCCAGCGGTTCCAAATATAGTACCAAGCGTTGAAGAAAACGTTTTAAGTCCGCCTGTTGAAGCTGTTTCCGCTGCATCTCCAACTCCCTTTATTGCTTCACTTGCCGCACTTGTACCATTTCCTATCACATCCGCAAGTTTATCTGCAATTAGTTCTGCATTTTTCTTTTCAGCTATTTTTCCTGCAATATGTCCCACAAGTGAACCAACAAGAGTTCCAATACCTGTGATATTTGCTATTTTTACTGCAATAAATGCTTTTGTAAGCCATTCTGCAATATGTCCGGCTATCGGGTGCTTTTCCTCTAATCCATCGAATAATCCGTTTAATGCACTGGTAAGACCAGTTAATAGCAGATCAGCTGCGGTACTAAGGATTTCTCCCCATGGCAATTCACCAAGGAATGTTCCAACTCCTTGTCCAAACTCATAGAATGTGTCTGTCGTGAGAGAATCTTTTAATGCAGTACACAAGTGAGATATAAAATCTCCAAGAGCCTGTCCGTTCTCTTCCCAATTTGTGTCTTTGATGAATTTAGCGATTCCATCTCTGATTTTCGTTGCAAGGTCATCCCAATTAAATGTTTCCGTAAATGACTTTAAGCTTTCAAATGCTCCATTCAGTAATCCAGAGAGTGCATCTGCAATTGTGTTCATGTCTATCTTTTCGATTGCACCATTTAAGGCATTTCCAAGCGCAGTGCCAAGCTTACCCCATCCAGTAATTCCAGCACCATCCTTTTTAGACATATCCTTTACAAAGCCAGAAAGCATTTTCCAAGATGTCATAAAACTGTTTCCGATTAAGTTTCCAAGACCTGTCCAGTCAATTTCCTTTATAGCTCCTTTTAAAAGTTGAGACAGTTTTGCCCCTATTCCAGAAAAATCTATTCCTCCATCTCCAAGCAACAGGTTTAGAGTATTTACTGCTGTGTTGATTCCAGCCCCAAGCAATCTTCCCATTAAGTCAAAATCTATACCGCTGACCATGGAGTTGAATGCTGTTGTAAATGCATTTACAAATTCAGTTATTTTCGGACCAACATTATTCCAGCTGATAACGTTGTAAACTTTTTTCATACCAAGATTGAGCATATCGGCAATTGTGGTTCCTACGCCTTTCCAATCTTTAGCCAGAAATGCTTTTCTGATTTTAGCAGCCCATTTATTAATTGGCGTTTCGTCAACAGTCAAAACTTCATCCATTGAATCTTGTATTCCTGCAAAACTATCTGCCAAATCTCCAAGTCCAGAACCAAGACTTTTAGATGCAGTTCCAGAATTGTCAGAATTATCGGCAAGCTGATTTAATTGATCGAATGGTAATACAGAAAGTGCCTTTTTCAATTTCTTAGCAGATGATGTAGCGTCATCAAGCCCGGAAGAAGCGTCATCACCAGCTGTTTCTATACCTCCTAAATTAGATACAATATCACTAACTCCACTCTGTGAGCCTTTCAGCTTCTTTCCCATCAATACATACATGAAGTTCCGGAACGCATTCGCGGCTTGCATAAGCTTTGCCATGAGAGCATTAAGTGCTTGAATAGCAGGAAGAATACCCGCAATCAAACCTTGCCCGATCACTGCGGAAAGTGACTGGAAATTCAGAGTGAGTAAACGAACCTGGTTCGCCCAGGTGCCAGATGTCCTTGCGAAATCCCCTTGCACATCTCCTGTAACTGACATTAAATAGTTATATCGAAGAGCAACTTTTTCAGCTTGAGACATTGCATTATAAGATGTTGTAATTCCCCTTGAAAGAGCATAAGCCTCCATATTTGCAACGGATAAATTAATACCCAATTGTCTTAAAGGCTCAATTTCCCCGGAAATTCCAGCGCGTATTTTCTGAAAAGCAGTATCGGTATCAATGTTGTAAAATGATGCAATATCCCCGGCTAATCCAGCAAGAGAAATTGACATTTTAGAAGCTGCATCTTGCGCAACACCAGATGATTTCATCATTGCCATCATGGTTCCAGAATATTGCTTTGCTGCCAATTCGGATAATCCAAATTGTTCTTTAGCCGTAGAAGCAAATTTGTAGGCTTCATCTGCCATGCTTCCAAAGGAAACATCTACAACATTTTCGATTTCTGTAATAGCAGAGCCAAAACCAATTGCACTTTTTCCTAAATTTGCCAGACCACGAATAGCCTTAAAACCGATAGCAGTTTTAAGCAAATTTCCGAGATTAAAAGAAGCGGTTTTAATTCCAGAACTACTATTCCCGAGACGTTGAAACCATCCAATAATGCCTTTTACCCCGGTTCCAATTATAGAAGAAGTTTTACTAACAATATTACCAAGGCTAGATGTTGCAGATGATAATTTAGAAAACGCACTGGATATAGAATTTGTAGCGGAATTTACCTTTCCCCCTGCATTAGCCAACTTTGCCAGTGCTTCCGTCATGCGGATTGTGTTATCACTGATTTTTGGTGCGGTTTTCATTACATCAAAGAAAGATAATACTTCCTTTGCTAGTGTTCCAAGCTGGCTTGACGTTTGTCCGATTTTATTTCCAGAGCTTGCCAATTGTGCAATAGACTGAACTAACCTATTTACAGGTTCAGATATATCGCCAACGCTCGTAAAACTCTCTACGATTGATTTAAGATTTCTTCCAAGCCCAGGCAATTTAGCCGATACATTTGCAATATATTCACCGGAATTGGCTAGTCTAGCCATTGAATTGACAAAACGATTAACACTGGTAGATACATCTGGTATTTCCGATAAACCTGATAATTTAGTGATTATTTCTCCGAGTTTTCCTGTGTCAAAACTACTTATATCAACCTGGCTAAGCCTGTTGATTGAGTTGATAACTGCATTCAGTCCAGAACCTTTATAATCTACTCCGCCCATTGTCTTTATGGAATTTGAGAATTTTCCAATTCCATCAGCAATGCTTGTCATTTTCCCTATATCAAGTTCTTTTAGTTTTCCAAGTTCCCTTACACAACCACGTAATCCGTTTGTATTAACTCCGCTTAATGCGGAATTAACTTCTGTGAGTTTATTTGAAAGATTAGTCAGCGCACGTACTGCTTTTTCTGTACTACTGCTAATTTGTATATCAAGGGTATCAATGGTATTTTCAGCCATTTTATTTATCCCTCCTTTTTTTACAAAAAAATAAAGGGCAGACAAGACTTATTCATCCTGCCTGCCCTTTTCATGGTTAAGTTCAAAGTTTGCCTGCATGAGTTGCAAGCTTGCCAAAAGTGCGTTTCTCTGTTTTTTCTTTTCTTCTTCGGAAAGTATGCCTTCCTGTTTACGCTTTTCTTCCTCTGCTGATTCCAGTAAAGGTTTTTTCAAATACTCTGCTTTAGATTTTTTCCCCATTAAAGCATTCGCAACAGCTGTGAATGTGGCTGATGTTTCATAAATGCCCGCTTGCCAAAGCTCAGTGTCTTTTCTCTTTTGCCGTATCTTTTCAGCTTCGAGATAAGGTTTTAACTCAGCCGGAGTAGAATCCATAAATTCTTCTTTAGATACACCAATAGAGAGGTATAAAGGAAGAATCTCTTGGTAAACAGCTTCTCGAAAAGTTAATTTTTCTTTTTGTGATCCTGTGGAATCTTCGTTGCATTCTTCTCCACTGCCTGTGCTTCTGCTACTGCATTCAGCAGACCGGATAAAAAACCATTTTTCTCCAATTCTTTATCAAGAAGTTGGTATAAATCAAATCCGCTTTTAGGATTTTCCTCGGTTCCTTCATCTTCGTAATCATCCAAAAGGTCACAGACTTTATCAAGAACAGCTTCTTTTTCAGAATCACTTTCATACCCAAACTCTTCCTTGTGCTTCTTTTGAAGTCCGGCAAGAAGCAGTTCTGGAAGAAGAGAAATCATCTTCTGAAGGCTTCTCTCTTTTCCATCTGTAATCCCCTGTACCTTGTCCAGCACATCTGTTTTTGTAAGAAGTCCGTATCCGAATACAACCTTATATTCTTTTCCATGTACATTAAAAGTTACCATTTTATAATCCTCCCATTATTTTTTATAATTCTGATGTAGTTACAACCTTTGTATCGAGTCCTTTGTAATCATTTATGATTAATGATATCGGGATGGTCGCAGCTTCATTTTGACCGATTTCCGGAAGCGGAATTGCTCGTCCTGGTTCAGCAACAATGAAAAATGCTTTTTCGAGATCTGGGAACGCAACTTCGAACCAGGTTGAAAGACTTTTAGCTTTTGCATCTTTAGAGTCTTTAAAAAGTTTTTCGATTGCGGTTATAACGTCGGCGTTCATGTTAAAAGTAACTTCCCATGAGCCACCAGTATCCTGCCTTCCTGCCGCATATTGCGTGAAGTAATCTTCCAATGCGGAAACATCAATCTGTTCAGTGTCAAGACTTATTCCACCAATTGAGCTACATCTTTTTAATTGAGTAAATGTAGTTGGCTTTGTTCCTTTCTCTGTTTCTACGGCATAGTGGAAAGTTACGCCAAGTGTTGTTAAATCTGTCATTTTAATAGGCCCCTTTCTTTAATTTAAGCTTTATGCACGTAACCCTGTGCCGGGAGATAGCGGATCACCGCCTTTCTACTCTTCTTTGTCTGTTTTCAGTTCTGGTAATCCTGCTACAGATGTAAGCAGTGATAAAAAGCCGGAAAGTAAAGACGCGGATAAAACCATTTTCCAGTCAACACTGCCAATTACAGTTGCGGTTCCGATGGTTGCTATTGCTGTTTGTGCGACTGTTTTTACAGCTCTAATTCCTGCTGCTTTCAGCCAAAGTAATTTATCTGCTTTCATTTGGCATTCTCCTTTCATATTTTTGGGTAAAAAAATAGAAGCATTTCTGCTCCTAATCTAATAAAGTTCCTGTATATATTCGGCTGTATCGGCTCACAAGCTTTTTGATTCCGCTGTCACCAAAAAACATAGGTTCCGGGCCATATGTACGACGGAATCCCATGCTCACCATAGCTTTGTGACTTATCTTGTCCAATTCATACAATCTGGTTAATGCTTTACTCCCAGATGTGAAGCAATTTACTTGAAATGATGGCATTGTTGCGCATTCATCCCCTTCAAGGTCACCTCTCGTAATTGGATTTCCAAGCATATAAAGCTGTGCATATGCTTTTTTGCCAGAAGCATTTGTCTCGCTCCCATCCATGGAATAATTGTCTGCGCCAGTAATCTTAGAAACAGCCGCTCCCCACCTTGAAAAAACTTCCAATACAGGGGATTCTATTGTGTCCGGCATATCTGTCACCTCACAATAAAAAATGCGCCCACCTTTATGGTGAACGCATTGCATGTTATGCTACAATTTAACACTGTAATCATAACATAATTGGTTAGTATCATTCAGTATATTATGGTATCTTCTTTAAGAAGAGAATACCTCTTTGGCAATTTTGCGAACAGCAATAATAACGGCTTGTTCTGCGTGATACATAGGCATGTACGCTCTATTTCCATATGAATGGCGTGTTTCTCCACTTCTTTCGTCCGTATACCACCATCCATAAGGTGAAAACGCATGGGTTTGTCCGGGGTATGTACCTACTCCGTATTCAGAACCAGATGGCAGAGGGTAATTGTTTGAACCATATGTGATACCAGCTGAAAATTCAATGAATAACACTTTATCACCAGACAGCCTAACAGATGCACCTGTAATGTCACCGTTCTTATTATAGATTATCTCGGTGTAGTATGAACCTTTCTCTTCGTCCGGGATGGATTCCATTGTGGTCTGAATTACTTGTAATCCCTCTTCGCACAATCTCTTAACAAAAAGCTCGTTCTTTCTTTGTAAATCTTTCTGGTATGCCTTTAATTCATTAATTGCATTACGAATTGATTTCTGTGATAAGGTACACTTTATTTTCTTACCCATCTTCGTTTCCCCTCTTGGAAATTCCGTATCTAGCAATATTGCCTTTTTGTGTGTCTAAAATCTTCTTTAGCGTGTAATCTGGCAATACTGTAAGTTCTCCATTTTCATTCAAAATAAGGCTTCCGTCCTCGCTTATTTGTGGGATTCTGTCTATCCAAAATATGTCCGCTTCCTGTGGATGAAAATTTCGATTAAAGCTTGTAATATACCTGTCATAATCCGGCACTATTCCGGCTGCGATTTCTTCCGGCGTTCCGGCTGTGGATGATACGGAAAAAGAGTATAAAATTGGTTTCTCATAAACTTTAATGCGGTCTAATCCTTTTGTTTTTTCTGTTATTCGTGACCAATATACTTTTTGCTTTTGACGGACTAATCCTCTCATGCAATCATCCTTTCCATTCCAACAGGCGAAACGTATGTAAATTTGTTTCCCAAAATATCTCTGGCCGTGCCAATCGCGAAATGGCTGTAGTCTGCCAGAATATTGCATACAAATTCCTCTGCGTCCACCCAATATCGTTTCTTAATCATACGGTGAAGCTCTGGCAGTAGACCATAGCTGAACATCACGCAATGCCCTAATTCGTGGATAAATACACGGTTCAGAAGTTCTCCATGCAAGTTGCTTGCAATTGAAATTGTCATTGTAGAGTAATCAGATACAGCAAGTGTCCTTTGCCCTGTACGGTCAATCAAAACATTATCATTGGGAGAAACAAAGCGCACTCTCCATAAGTCCCCATTCATATAGAATTGTTTCAGCATGGTTTCTCACCATCCTTTCTACGAAAAAAGCCCCTGCCGCATTAATTTGCGACAAGGACTTAATTCATTTATTGCTCTAGTTCATCTGCTGTACAAGTCTGGTCAGGTCAGTTTTCATTGACTGTCTGAGCGTTGCATCTGCATCAGACCACATTTCCGTGAGATTACGGATAATATCAGATGTGTACTCCTTCATGGAATCATCCATTTTTCTTTTGGATTCCGTGTCTTTGGAATCATGATAATGCCTACGATTCTCATCGTATCTATCATAGGATTCGCCATATCTGGACTTCTTCCAATTCATATTCATACCATCATTTTCCATATCACTACGATCTGGATGATATCCCATGCGGTACATATTACGTTCAAACTCTGGATTGTTTAAATACTCGTCCATCCAGTCATCGTCTTCCATGTACAGATATGGCCTATAACCTTTTCTGGTTCCCCTACCTTTTGGAGCGAAACGCCCATTTGAATAGCGGTAACGGTCATATCCCATGCGTCCAAGATACTTTTCTTCCTGTTCGCATTCATCCATAGCTTCCACAATGCGATAATCTTTGTCAGCGCAAATTGCACATTTAACCGCTTCCATGCAGTCTTTCAGATCGTCCCAGTCTTGAGCGCTGAGATTATCAAAGCCATGTGTTTTTGCTTTTTCCATAGCCCATTTTCCCATTTCCATTGCTGTCTTATGCATTCACGATACCTCCCCTCTTCACAGCCTGTACAACATTTTCTGCTGTTGGGGCTGTACCATTGATTGCAGTCAGATTGTTGTTCGGACTACATGCCGGATTTCCTAACATTTTGAACGCTCCACCAGTAGCACTTGTTGCAACTCTGGTTGCGTATTTTGTTCTTGTTCTGACACCACATGCTGTTACCTGTGCGCAGCAACGATTCTCTAACGGATACAATGTTGTTCCTGTTCCTATCTGAATCATCACTGGGGCAGTAATTGTGGTTGTATTTGGAATAGACTGTGCCAAAACAATGCAGTATTTTTCTCCATTGTTGTAGTTTCCTTCCGGGATAGTAACCACAAGATTTCCACCTGTGAATGCAATTGCAGTAGACAGAACAAGGTGATTGCAAAGCTTACAAACATTCTTACATGCCATATTTTTTACCTCTCAATCAATAAGAGGTGAGCCGCAACCCACCTCTTAGAATTAGTCAACCTCTAAGGGTGAGTTACTTAGCAACAACCATTACCATATGTATTGCATCCTGCGTATGCATATGGAGCCGGAACCTGGAATGCAGGAATCGGAGCCGGATTGATTGCATTGATTAACTGCTGTGTCTGAGAAGCCATTGCAGTTGTGAGCAATGCAGACTGGCGATCCTGGGATGCAGCACGTTTCAGATCAGAATTCTCTGCCTGTAATGTTGCAATCTTATCCTGTGTTAAAAAGTCTAACAGCGCACGAGTGTTGCTGTTCTGATTTTCCAGAAGGTCTCTGGTGTTATTGTTCATTGTGTTCTGGAGAGCACAAGTGTTAGTGGCAAGGTTATAATTGATGCCCTGGATTGCTTCTCTTGTTTCGCAGCAACAATTTGCTAACTGAGACTGTAATGCATTGGTATTCTGCATACCGGCTACAGTATCAGCATTGATTGCCTGCTGAACGCCGTTGAAGCCTTGAAGCATTCCGACATTCATACCATTAAAGCCACTCTGCATGGTATTGTTAAGAGAATATGTGCTGTCACAGATACCCTGCTGAATACCTCTGATACCATTTTGAATATCATTAAGGGCGAATTCCTCATTAATATCTGAACGGGTAGCCCATCCTTGGAAGCCGGCACCATTTGTACCATTGCCACCCCAGCCACCAAAGCCGCCGAAACCGCCCCAGCCAAAGATAAGCAATATTATAATCCACCATGCCCAGCCACCGCCAAAGCCATAGCCTTCATCTGCACGGTTATTAGAGCCGCTTAATACAGCGACATCGCTTGCTGATAATCCACCATTCATCATAGCGATTACCTCCTTATTGATTTTTGTAATTTATACAAAATCAAAAGACCGCGGCTCTTTTAATTATTGTAGCGAATTTATTTTATTCCAAACTGATTCTTAACCTGCGATAACATATCATCAGGATTAATCCCTTTTTCTTGGCAAAGATTTCTTGCAAGTTTTTCAATTCCTGCATTATCACCTTTTTCCATCATGTTAATTGCATTGTCAATTACAGGATTATTTCCAGACTGTTGTTTCATCATATTGATTATGGCTTGTTGAGGATTCCCTCCACCACGTATCATCTGCATAAGTTGCATTGGATTCATCATCTCTGTTTACCTCCATTCTGCTTGGGTTCCGGTGTTCCCGACATTTGTGTCGGAAACATACTCTTTATTTCGGAAATCTCAGAACAAACATCGTTTCGAAGCTGATTAAACATAGCTTCTATGTCAATCGGTTTTTCTTCTGCCTTTGGTTGCTGTTGTTCTTCCGGATTTATAAGTCGGTAAACAAAAATTCTACTTCTTCCATCTGCCTGTAATTGTTTTCTATATATTTCTGTTCCATCTGTTTTTGGATAATAAACAGGGTTTCCAGACATATCTACGTCTTTTGCCTTTACAGTATCAATGCCATCTACCATCTGCCCTTGTAACATGGGAATTTGTGGTACTTGTGGCATTGGTTGTTGAATTTGTGCCTGTCCGTATGGCATTGCCTGCTGATAACTATTCTGCAATTGTGCTAATCTATCTTGATACGGCTGTATTTGTTGAAATGGTTGCGCAAAATACGGATTACCATACTGCATATCTCAAACCTCCCTTGTTTTTATAACTATATTTTACAATAATAAGAGGTTGATTAACACGCCACGATAACGCCATAAATACGCCACGTTTTATGAATACAAAGAAAAGCCCCGACAATACATCGGGGCGACTTTCATAATTTTCTTCTTTAATTTTCTGTTTATGCGGTCTACTGTTCTTGTGCTGTAGCCCATGATTTCTGAAGCTTCTGCAAGTGTTTTTTCTTCGTAAACACGCAATCTGAATAACTCTTTTTCTCTGGAATCAAATCCAGCTTCACGCAAATAGAAGATTCTTTCATCTTCTGAAAAGTCTTTATAATCATCCATTCCACTGTCCTCCCTGTAGTGGAATCAATATTTACACCGGGAAAATGCCTTTTAGGGCAAAGCCTAAAACAATACCGATTATGCCAGTTATGACATAAGCAATAATTTTGTCCTGTAATTTTCCTGGCTTTTCCATGAGTGATTTTAAATTGTCGTTCATTTCGTCAACTGTATCTTTAATGTGTCCCAGATCATTGTTATATAAAGCAATTTTCTGTTCCAGCGCATTGATACGCTCAAAAAAAACTCCATCCCTTTTGGAATGCTTTTCTTTCATCTCATGGACGGCACTTTCCAATTCTTTCAAGCGGTGTTCGTTGACGCACTCGTGTTCACATCCCATCGCTGTTCCTTTCCATCACTCCCATTTTTTAAGATATTGCTTCTACCCACCTAATTTGAAGCACCCCTGCGATACGTGGGAGGATTGACGTATCACGCACACACCATCTTAGAATCCGATAAATGGAAAAACACCATGATTCACATAGATTTCAGTTTCAGAATTCCAATTTCTATTTACAGAAGATTCGGAATGTGATCCTTGAAACTCAGCTCCCTGTTTCACCAGAAAGAAGAGAGCCAAATCAAATATGCAATCATAGCAGTTTTCCATATCGGAATTTATTTTCTCATCACTGTAAGACGAAGGATAATTCCTTTTCTTCTTAAATGAACGAATAGCCCTCTCTGCTGAAAGAGGAATCATCCTCGCTGTTTCTGCATCATCTTCAAGATAATTTGTCAAATCCTCTATAAGCTGTTCGTCCATTTAATCACCTTACCTTTGCTGAGATAAAATCTCTGATATTATTCCAGCCTTATTAGTTGCTGTTAGGGCATAGCCGTTGTCACTTGCAAGTTGTCTTAACTGAGATACAGTCATATTAGACAACTCGCTTTCTGTATACTTGTGCGTTGATGTATCATTCACACTTGCTACAGATGGTGACTGGCTGTTTTCATCGAGACTATGCCCGGTTATTCCCCCGCTTTGGTACCGATCACGATACCACCGTTTGCTTTTGGTACAACAGGGACGAACATACCGGATGCTTTTGTCCATACTGCAACTGGGTCTGGTGTAGCCCACATGGAAAGAGTAACAAAGGAACGATTCTCTTCCTGTATAAACTGTCTGTATTCAAGCTCTTCTGGTGTCACACCCCAGAGGCCAACACCGAAAGAACCGTTAGCATCTGCTTCATACAGAGTAAATACATCCTCTTTAAGGTATCTGGCTGTTTTCAGGGTTCCATCTGCTTTTCTGAAATTAAAGTTCTCATCACAACGATCAATTGTGATTCCATATTCCTGCATAAGCAGATTTACAAGTTCCTGCTTTGTGAGAAGCCTTTTATTTGTAGTACCCAGAACAGCTGTCTGCATTGCAGTGTTGTTCCGCATGTAGTTAATCATTTTAAGAGAAGTAACAGCTTTGTTTACTACATAGCCATTGCCTTCTGCTACAGCTACCATTTTCTGGATATCGCCCATGATATCTGCATCTGGCTTAGACCAATCAGTAAGCGTTACTTTTGCACTTGCTGGAACGCCATAGTCAATTCCCATGTCAACATGGTTCTCTTTGATTGTTACAGCACCAGTGGAAAGGAACTGTCCTTTCATAACATTTGCTCTTGTAACAACGCCCTCGAACAGTCTGGCTGCATCATCAAATACAAAGTTTTTCAGCGCTTCATTATCCGGCACACCATTTTCAATTGCCTGCCGTAAGTTTTCGGACTGATTGATTTTTCTCTTAATGAAGAGTTTTTCAGTCAGGACTTTTTCAAATCCAGGTCTTGTGCCGATTTCTGCTTCGCTATCAAGAGCGTGGACGAATGCAACTTCCGGGAGATTCTGTCCAGCCATAAGTCTGTAATACTCTGCTTTCAGATACTGGGTTTTTGTATCTGGGAAAATGGTGTCAAGAATACCTGGTCTTTTAACGCTGAAATTCTGAGAAAAGTTAAGTCTTTCTTCTTGGGTAATTGATTCCAAAATATTAAATGGCATTTGTCATACCTCCTTAAAATACTGGGTCTTCTGTGACTACAAAAACAATTCCGGATTTTTCAAGCTCTGTTTTTGCAGTAGTGTCAACTGTTACTGGAAGTCTTTTTTCGAGAACACGGCCTGCGACGATCACGGAAATTGGCCTCTTTGTATCATCTGTCATATCAACATCTTCAAATACAATGCCGATTGCGCCTGTTGCATTTGTTGGATATACGGAACCTGCTTTAATAATTTTCTTAGTTCCAACTGTTTCAGCATTTGTTTGATCTGCTGTGTAGGTTTTAAGTACAAGTCCGACCTCGGATTCAAGAATATTTGGAGTGGACTCATACTGCTCTGTTTTCATAAAAGCCATTTTTATATCTCCTTTACTTAAATATTTACAGGGGCGTTACCGTCCACTGATTTAGTTTCCTGGTTCTTTTTTGCTGAGTAAGCTTTTGCAAATTCAGCAGCATCACTTTTTACTGTAGCTTTCCCACCGCTACCACCGCCCGGATTCGGAGTGTTTTCCAATGCTTCCTTCTCCCAAGCTGCTTTTGCGGTATCAAGTGCTGTTTTATTTGCTTCGGAAACTCCCTTAACAAAAGTTTCGACTTCTTTCATTGCATCTTCTGGTTTCTCATACAATGCAGATGCGTATGCTTTAATAGCACTCGCGTATGTTTCGGTTGAAAGTCCTGCATTTGCGAACATAGAAGTAATTTCACTGGTAAGGGCTTTTTTGTTGGATTCTGCAAGCGCAGCTTTCAAATCAGCTAACTCCTTATCCACTGCTTCCTTTTCTTTCTTGCGTTCAGCTTCTAGCCGTTCTGCTTCGGTCATGTTCTGCTTTTTCAACTCTTCCAACTCTTTTTCCAGGGAATCTGCTTTTTCAGCTTTTTCCTTCAGAGAAACATTTTTGTCTTTCTCTTTCTTAGTTTCAGCAGAAATAGAATCAAGAAGCTTAGAAACCTGTTCCTCGGAAGGTTCTGCAACTCCCATACCGATAAGTGCCTGTTTTGCCTGTTCTCTTGTCATTGAAATCTCCTTTCTTCCAGTCCAATACGCTTTTTCAACACGGTTCGCTCCGCACATGGTCTGTACCCGATTTACGCTCACGGGCTGTTGCAATTTATTTGATTTTGGGTATTAAAAAAGAAGCCTTAGATTTCTCTAAAACTCCTTAAATAATCGAAATTTGGTTCATTCTTCGTTAGATGGAGAATTTGCCATTGGTTCTGTTTTGGACGGATTTTGAAACTTTCCGTCAAGTAATTGCTGTGCTTTCTGCATTTCCGCTTCCGGGTCTGCCAGTTCCGGGTAAATAGTTCCCAGATACGGTAAACTCATTTCGTAGACTTTCTGCGGATCACTAAATAAACCGCAAGTAATCAGTGCAATAAGCGGATGAATTTTATTTTTAAACAGATAATCGAGTGCCTGTGCTTTTACAAGCATATTGTCTGTTGGGTTTCTGGTTATCTTTACATCAAAATCTCTGGTTGAGATATTAACATCATTTGATGTACCACGGATAATATTCAGAATAATTCTAGCAGATTCCTTTTCAGCTTCCTTGGTGAATGCTTCTACCAATTTTGCATCTCTTTCTGCGAAGTCCCATCCATTACGAAGGTATACAGCATTTCCTGTATCACCTCCGCTATTGCTTTGGCGGTTTGGCATTGCTTCCACAATCAGCATGTTATTGTAGATATCATCCTTTGCAACCTGGCTCTCTGATTGATTCAATTCAGCGGTCATCAGTTCAACATCTGACTGACAGCCATTTCCAGTATCTTTTACAGAGATGGCACCAAGTTTTACCATTTTCAAAAACTCGTTTTCATCTACCTCGCAGTTCTTGAACTTCATAAAGGCTTGCACAAACTGTTCAACGCCATTTAATCTATCAGACTGGTATTTGTTAATTGCATCAAATAAGGTGATTGCAATTTCAACATCTGAAAGCCTGTCATGATTATTCGGGCATTCAACAATAGGAATTCCTCCAAAACCGTTGATGCCATATTCGGTTACTTTTCCATTCGTGATTTTGAAAAACTGTTTCTTTGAATAGCATAAGTAGTATTGTTGCTCATCTTCATCCTTCAAAATCTGAACGGACAGCATTGGTTTTCCGTTCCTCTGCGAATATACAATGTAACAATCACCAGGATACGGAATAAAGATTCTAAACGGCGGTAAATCTCCGTTTTCTGTCCAGTCCTCTTCTTTCAGAATAGCCTTATAAGAAGTTCCTGTTGCACTTTGGTATATTGCTCTCTGGATGTTTCTTGCATCTGCATTGGCTTCATCCAGATAATCATTCAGCAAATCAACTTGCTCATTTATTTTTTTGTCTGCATTTTTCTTTTTACATACATATTGGATTGGTTCCCCGCAAATCTGTCCAGCTTTAAATTTTACAGTTTCAAATGCGTGATTTTCAACCACTCTGTTATTAACTTCTGGACGTACTATTTTATTTCGATACAATATCGGCTGATCACCTTTCATGTACCGATACAAGTAATCAATCAATGTTCGATTTCTATTATGTATGCCAATTGTATCTGATACTACTTTTACTACATTTTGTGGAGTGATTCGGTCAACGCCTGTGTAGGCTACTTTTCGCCCGAAATCACCTCGGCATAAATCTACAAAATTCATTGTATTTCTCACGAGCCGAACCATCCTTTCTGTAAAATAAAAAGCACTGGATATTTTAATCCAATGCTCTACTTTATATTTTACACATATTGAAGGTATCATTCAGTATATTCCAGTATCATTTTTCAAAACCTTTTATCTTTTTTACTTCCGCTACGGCTTTTAAGTGCATTCTTTTCATATGTATTTCGGAATAACCCATCTCGTCTGCGATACGAACCAATGATTTGTACTCAACATAGTGCTTAAATAATATGTCATATAGTAATGGGTCTTCAACCTGTTCTATAGTTCGGACTATTTCTTGTCTTTTTTGTAAAAATTCAGATATCATTTCTGAAATCTCTTCTCGCAGATCAAATATCTTCGCAATCATGTCTCCCATCGGATCACGTTTTACAGAAGTTTGCACCTTTTCCCCAACTGGAATTGCAGATACACTTGTGGAAAGAGAACTGAGCTGTTCTTCTTCGATAAGCTTGTTTTTGATTCTGTTATCATAATTTTCAATTTGTCGTAAATATTGAGCTGTAGTCATCATATTCTATCTCCTTCCCCAAAGTGGATTCTGTGTTGCTGTTGCGGTTCCACCCAATGGATTCTGAACGTACTCGGACATCATTGCTAAACTGTCTGGCCCATCATCATGTGGCACTTTTGCTCTTGTTGTATAAGTTGTTACATTTGCCATGAACAATCCGTAATCTGATTTTGGTTTGTACTGACTTTGATGCAAAAAATAGAAATTATTGATAATATAATTTGAGTTTACAAGAATTTTGGTTTCCTTATTGGATTGTGTAAATCTTGGTTCGATTTTCGCTCTGCATTTTCCATCAATCAATTTTTGAATATTATGTGCAACACGCCCTCCCACATTATTTGATTCAAAGCGAATCATGTGAGGATTGTGTTTAATCAAAATATCAGCTGTTTTCTTATCCAATATGTCATAATCTGTTGAATCATCAAATACAACATCTGGAATAAAAAACTTATCTCCGTATTGATATGCAATTGGAAGTGATTCAAAGTCGGTTCCCTTATCCTTTGTATCGCATACAGCCCATATAGCATCCGGCTCTCTTTTTGGCATAACTACATATTCATCTGTACAGCCATCTGGAACATCTTCTCTATCAAAGAAAAATCTTTTCAATTTATCTGGTGGTAAAAGTAATCCTTCACGCTCTACTGGTTTCTGCTGATACAAACAGTTAAAAGAAATCTCGTCCATTGATTCCTTTGCATCATTAAAATATTTTTCCGAAAAACCATTTACTGTAAATAAGAAATTGCTTTTTCCATCATCTGTTAATGCCGGTATTGCAATAAATCTAGCCCTCGGATTCCCTTCATATAATTGCTGTAGTTTTCCTATAGGGTCATGTACCGACCATCTTGTAGCTATATAAAATTCCTTGCAACCATCAAGCCTACGTGAGCGAAGGTCATTTACCACTTTTGTCCATAATGTATCAAGTCGGCTCTTATTCAATGCTTCTTCGATACCAGACACAAGGTCATCCGCTGTAAGAAATCTGTTACAACGTGTAGCACCAGTCAAAGAACCATCAATTGATCTAAATGTCCATGTTTTGAAACGACCATTTCTTTCAAGATTTACAGTTGTTTCTTTTGCATTACTTGTCTTTTTACTTAAATCAATGTTTGGAAATATCTCACTCCACGTATATTCTACTGGATCATTAATAATTTCCAGAACACCATCATAAAGGGAACGTGTCAAAATACTACTGTGTGCGGATGACAGGTTAAAATCGTTTGGGAACCATCCACCGACCAGGGAAAGAAAGAAATCTTCTAGCGTAGATTTTCCGCAACCTGGCGGTACGCTCAATGCAAATATATCCAGTTTGTCATCCATCAAGTCTTGAAGTGAACCTATAATATTATGCTGCATAAATACATTTCTTCTTGGTTCGTAAAAACGCTCTTTTGGAATACGATTTTTTTCAAGATATAACAATCCACTGTCTACTTGATAATTCTGCGCTTCCAGTAACAAATACTGCCAATAGATATCATCAAAGTCACCACTGCCAGTTAATGCAGCACACTTCTCTGCTATGTTATGTGAGTATTGACTTACTTTCATAGCCATTTTCCGTGCTTCTTGGTTCTTGTCGAAAGGAAGGTCAATATTCATGTTCAAGAGCAAATCAAGGCAATCTTTTTGGTTCTGATAGATTGTCATATCACTACTGATAATCTGATTCAGTACTGCCCGATACCATTCAATCGAGCCTTCTGTAATTTTTCCCATAAAAATAGAGCCAGACCTCCTTTCTTTTTAGGATTTAGTCTGGCTCTCATGTGGCTCTCTTGACTTTTCTTTTTATTTTTTTGTATTCTAAATATTTTTAAAAACTATATTTTTCACAATATCTACAATTTTCTAATCCATCCGGTTCTGGATGTATACACGGAATGTTCCTTAATTTGCACCATACCATTTAATCACTTGACTTTCTGCAAATTTCAATAAAATCTGGCTTACTAAGTTCTTTCAGCTTGTTAGCATATTTTGGAAATTCATGTGTATATATCGGATGACCTAAAAGTTTTTCTGCGTATTCGTATGCAAGTTTTCGGTCATCCCCTGTAAGCATACAAATTCCTGTATAGGTTTCAATTACTACAGCTTCTTGTTTTGTCATACATATCCTCACTTGATAAAATCATCTTTTTAATTCCGAAAAAATATTTTCAATTACTTTCCACTCTGCGAATACTGCCATGAGCAATAATGGTACTGCCGAAAACCCCCAATGATTTTCAATCATCATTTGAATTGTGGCTATCAAATAATCTGCTACCCACTTGAATATAATAAAATTAGTGATTATACAACATATCTTTCTGATTTTATTCATACATTCACCTCAAATTCTTTCTTACAGTTGCTTCCCTTGCATTTTAATTTAAGATGCTGAATCTTTGTGTTTGGGCTAATCAAAAGTGCTTTCTTCTGGCAAAAAGGGCAACAGGCGTATTTCACTCCATTGATATTCCGTATTAACGCCTGTCCATTCCATGGTTCTGGTGGATTCATGTATTCAGAAAAATCTATCCCTTCGGATTCTAATGCTGATTTAATGCTCATTTATTTTTTTCTTACTCCTTTTCGCCCTGCAACTCTACGCTCCTTTGGTTCCCCGTGCATCTTTTTTCCGTTGTTTGTTAGGTATATTCCGTATCGCATCAATGCTCTGGTACTTCCAGTGTTGCTCAACCAAGCACACATAAATGTTTCAAAAGACATATCAGTTCAACCCATGAACCTTTCTTAGATTTGCATACCGGTCAACAAGTACGTCCAATGCGGTCTGAAGCTGATTGATTGTAATGCAGTCATCCTGGTGGCGTTGTTCATACCATTCTATAGATAGATGACCAGTATCTACATTTTCAATTCCATCAATCGGAATCTTCCAGTTATCATTTTCAAGAAGCTTTTGGTTAATTGTCTCCGATAAAGCTTCATAGTCCAGGATTATATGCTGCTTCTTCTCACATTCTTCAGATAGTCTCACAACCTCTTTTTTTAGCTGTTCCTCTGTCCAGTTTGCCATATCCTCAAATTTCATATTTACCACCTCTGTCTTCGAAAATTGTTTCTTCCAAGCATAAATTTTTCGGCTGAAAAATTATCCTCTACATCAATATGTGCTTCACGGTCTTGCACCTCATATCCGTTTGGAGTTAATTCAAGTTTTGCAGTATATTCAGCGCCGCAATTGGTGCATTGCCATGTCACATTTAAAAAGAGTCCTTTTTCTATAAAAGGGTTTGTGAAATCGGCATTTTCACATTTCAATATTCCACCGCAAACAGGGCAATTGCGTTTATCAAGTAAATTTAGCATTCAAATTCCCTCCTCTCCCTGTGCTTCATCTGACAGGCAATCATTTTAGCTATGTTTTCACGTTCCTGTTTTATTCCATGCCCCTGCCGGAACAATTCACATTCCAGAATCTGTCCACATTTGGAACATTCGTCTTTGATTTCTTTACCGCATACTTCAATCATTTTCATCACCACAGTAAATCAATAAGTAATTTGCAATTTTTCTAAGATCATTTTTCCCATACAGACGAATTCCATCTTGCAATCCTCTGTCAATCAGCCAATCAGCTAACTTTATTGGTTGTGTAGGTGGTTCATCTTTGGATTTTTCTATCTTAAAATCATCTATTAAACCACCTCTATTTATAAGTTCAGAAAGTTCGCTCATCGGTACTATGTCTCCTTGTTTTCCATCTTCTTTTCCCGCCCAAAACTCGCAACAACACCCTGGCTCAGTAAAGTCTGCACAATATTCACTATCGCCATTGAAGCAAACTCATGTGAAGTCATCATGTCTTCTGCAATTCTTACAACTTTTTTCGTTCATAAATTACCTCGATTTAGAAAAATCCAGTGTGCCGACTTGAACGGCATAAACCTCCCAACGAGAAACACTGGAACTTTAAGGGGGAAAATGCAACTTCTGGCAATGGCAATTTGCCAGATAGAAACAACAGGAATCGAACCTGTGTCACATGATATTCAATATCATTGCTCTACCACTGAGCTATGTTTCTTTTTTCATCATAAAACGCTAAACTAGATGATTTTTTTAGAATCCCCGACTACCACTCCTCACGGGCATTGGTCTTATCTCTCTAAAAAGTTTTTGCACAAGATCGCTAGTGAGTTGCGTCTATATGCCTGCACGAATGCACACAAACGCATCCGCATTTATGTGCAAGAACTAACAATAGCTATGCTAAAGTAAGATATCCTATCTACACCTGGTAGATGGAATTGCAGGAGACGGATTCGAACCGCCGTTCTCAAGGATATGAGCCTTGCGAGATTCCACTTCTCTATCCTGCCGGAACCCGGAAAAACCGGGTTAGCAATAGGTTTATCGTGTTATGCTTTCCACTATCTACAAGTTTTAGTGCTGTAGATTCACTGGATATTTTTATGCGTCTTTGAACGGCATCTCTTGAAAACTCCTTTTATTAACGTGCGCTGCGTTAATGTTTTTAACTCCGAGATATACCAGCCGGGAAATCAGATCCATTTAGGCTACGCCGTATCGCACCTATAAATTTACCTAATCCACACGCTCAACTGGAAGTTTTTTCCACCCATATTACGGATGAATGGCATTTAGAAGAAATGGAAGCTCTGGGATTCGGACCCAGGACTTACGGCTTATGAGGCCGTTGCTCTTACCGCTGAACTAAGCTTCCTAAGATACCGAATTATTTGACCGCCATGACAAACAATCCGGCACTGTTGCAGTTCTTGACCGCCAGCTGCAACAAAGGTTTTCTGAAACACTTTTAGATTTCAGAAAATAGTGTTATAAAATGAACTTGCGGCATTAGCGAAACCGCAAACTGGGCTAACTGGATTCGAACCAGCAAATGCAGCAGTCAAAGTGCTGTGCCTTAACCATTTGGCGATAGCCCATTATCACCCGGGCGCACCATTAAAGCCCGGGGAAATCGTGATATATAAGTTTATGTAATTAGTATAATAAGTAATTAACACTTAAGCTACTCTGGATGCCTCGACTTATCACTTTCATAGGTTTTCCCGAGCCTACATGGATTAAGTCGAAGCGGCGCTTTTATGAATTTAACCCTTTCGATTAACTCAATCGGGATAATTCCAATTGGAATTAGTAGATACATGGGGTTCTCCTCTTATTCTGCAAAAATCCAATCCTCTGCTAACATATCTGCTTGAGATGCAAGCCATCCCATCTGTACGCCAGATGTTCCGACAAAAGCAATGGCTTTGTTTCCGATTGCATCATGTTCACAATTTACAATTTCATTATCAGCAGTCTTATATGAAATTCCAGTGGCAATCTGAATGTACTGTTTCTTTCCATTCCAGCCTTTACGAGACACTTTAAGTCCTCTTTTCAGATAACGGATAGCGTCACCAAATCCAAATGTTGACTGACCACCAAGAACACCACAGTTATTCTCATCAGCAATCATCCAGTCATCTCGCTGTGTGTGCATGAAAGTATATTCTACTCTCTGTGTTTCACGGATATCGAGAACTGCTCCCTGGCCTTGATCGGAATCTTTTGGTCTGCAATGAATCATAATCGTCTGTTTTTCATCGTCCCAACACCAGTAACCATTCCATCCTGGAAGTTTCACTTTTGCTCCCTGTTTCATAAGTTTTAATGCTTCTGAAAATTTCATTTCTATATCCTCCTTTACCTCGTGCAAATTAAGAAAATATTCAGTGCGAAACATATTTCTAAACAAATACAGAATAAAATCTGTATTACGCTTGTCTTTCCTTCTTCGTCCAGTATGGCTAAAGTACCGGCAAGAACCAGAACGAAAAATGCAAGATTTACAGCTGTTCCGATTACATTAAGTGCATTCATTGTCTTTTTCCTCCCCGATTAAGAAGTCCAGAATTTTTTCTGCAATCTCTTCCTCTGGCTCAAATGGCATTCCACAGTAATTGTAGGATTCTAAAGCCGATTTTAGGCTTGATTTGAAACCATTGTAAATTTCTCCATGCTGTAACAGTTCGTGCCTTAAAACACAAATTGCATCAGTAATTGATTGAGAAGTGACACTGATTTGTGCCAAGCACTCCATCTCAATGTCTGGAACAGCCATCATTTCAAACTCAAATACCGGAATTTCATTTACTGCTGTATGAAAATTTATTGATCTTACTCTCGGAACTTCATTTCCATCAATGAAATATTTTGTGCCGAGCCAATCATTGGGGTTGGGGTTTGTGATTTTTACTAAAGACATCTTCGCGCCCCTTTCTTTTAGTTTCACAGTAGAGAAGGAGGTGTTTCGCAATCTCTTCCAACTGTAGAATGTTGTATTTTGGAATTTCCCATGTTTTCTGCTCAAATAATGGAGACAGTGGAATTTTCTCAGTCGGTAGTTTGTTAGTTACTGTGGCATTGATAAGCATAGAGGCTACATCAATGGGGGATTCGGAAAGACTATCCTTATTATCACTTATTGGTGCGTATGGCACGAATAACTTTTTCCATTCTCCGTTTTTCTTTGAAAATACTTCTCCGTTTTGTACTTTAAGTATTCCAGTAGCATCTCTTGGAATATACTCTTCTTTTTCACATGAACGGACATCATTCCAAATACTGTATAAAAAATAATTCATCATCCTTCTTCCACCTCCCCGAAATATTTCTTGTAAAGGTCGATGTCTTTCATTCCCAATAATATTTTTATATTTTCTTTGTCTTCAACTTGCAAAGAGCCATAAGCAATATGTACCCACGTTGTTATTGTATTTTCTTCTTGATTCTCTTCTCTATAGCCATTGATAACTGTAAATGCTGAAAACCAATTTCCCTTTGCCGTTAAAAAATAAGTCTTTTCTGAATAACATGTATATCCGTAATGGTCGCAGTCAATATTATCGGAAAATATCTTTTCTGCATTTTCTGTGTTATAAAATTTCCCATCTGCACATATTCCACTCGAATGAACAACTATATTGTCTTTTCTTATGCGTTTGGTATCTGCATTCGGGAATTTCTTTTCGTATTCTTCTGGAGCTGAAACGCCTTTTTGTTTTTTTGAGAAAAATTTAAGCACGTCTTTTCCTCCCGAAATATTCATCAACTGCCTGTCTTACAATATCAGATGCGCTCCTGTCTGTCCGGTTCTTCTCTTCCAGGAGCCTTTTTTTCTGTTTTTCGGAAAATCGGATGCGGATGGATTCGGATTGTGGGTTATACTTTTTCATAGGTAGTATCCATCTCTACGGAAAGAATCGGTTTGTCATCGGCTTTAGCCAGAAGCGTAATACCTTTCCCATTCTCCCAAGATGATGTCATGAGTTGAATATTTGAATTTCCGGTTTCATTACAAATATTCAAAAGCTGTTGTGCTATATCCATCAACTTTGACCGAAGGTATCCGTCATTGCTTACTATTTTTTCCATCTTGTGCCTACCTTTCTGCGAATGTTATCAGTTATCACAAATCGTTTATTGCCTTTAATTTCTGATTAGCAATTTCGACCTGAGAAGCAAGTACGCTACGTGTCACATCTCTTATAAACGATTGTTCTAGTGTCATGCTTTCACTGTAAAACAACGTCGGAGCTGTGAGTACATAGATTTCAATATCCAAATTACAAAGCTGTCTCCATATTTCTTCGATTTCATTCTTGGTATTTCCAATATCATCAACTCCGCAAATAATTAACGAATCACCCTTTTTCATGTTTTCACAAAGAAGTCTAAAATTATTATTTTCATCTGCCAAATCGAAAATAAACGAGTCAATTTCTTCGTTCAAAAGTATCTTTTTCTTTGCTTCCAACGGGAACCATAATCCAGATTCTCTTGCGTATCCTATCTTCATGTTTTATACCTGCCTTTCTTGGTACTGCCTTATTTAGTGTTGGCAGAGAAACAGTTAAGGCTTACTGCTTTCGTGTTCGAATCACTATCCCTGCCATGTTAAGGAGAGCTTTTTTTGTTTTTTCGAGTGGTTTCGGTGGTGACTACCGCTGACTGGGGTTTTATATATACCCCCTCCCGGTCATCCAGTACGGACGCTGGCAAGTCAGCCCACCGCCCCATGGGAACCGCTGCCCTTGCCTGGTCGCTGTCTATCGGATGCCTTCGGCAGTGGTCAAGGGAATGTCAATGTCTTTAATATTTTATCTATACGACAAACACAGATTTGTCTTATAGATCTATTTATTTTTCTATACATTATGCACAATTATAATCGTTATTACTGTACATGTTGCATAATCCCATGTGTTTACTGCCTTTTGTCCGTCCATTGTGTACATTTTTACCGCTTCTATTGGTTCTCCCAGGCTTTATAGCTCCGGTTTTTCCATCTCCGGAAGCTGCAAAGCGGCTTTGTGCTTCTCTGCGATCTGCTGCGCGGTCTGCTGTGGTACGCCGTACTGCTGCGCAACTTGCACTGGTGCAGTTTCTGCCATGCCATAGGCGGCTTTTGCAACAAATATCAAATTCGCATTTGTTCCGGTCTGGTTATGTAGTCTATTAATTGCACAGTTTTTGCAAATATCAAACCATTTTTTAGCCGTGTCACCATGTGAAGAGTTTGTTCTATACACTCCATTCATCCAGTCAGTAAACGTTGTACGATTAATCCCAACTAAAAAGCTAAATACTTCTAGGGTTGGTAATACATGATATTTACTGCATAATCTCACATAAGTATTAAACATTTTATCTAATAGCTCTATATTGTCATTACTTGGCTTTTGTATATGATCTGCAATATAAAAAATCATATCTACAAAGCTATCTGATACTTCTTTCTTATAGTTTTCGTTATCTGGTGATATACATAATACAGTATTTATATA